AACTAAAATGGCAGTCCGCCTTGTGGATTCCATGCCTCGGGGCGTGAATGAGGGTGACGCCGCAATCGTCCAAGCTGCCCGGGTTTCTTACGGAGCCGGGACCAAGTCCGTCAGCAATGACCGGGCTCTCATCCGCTATCTCATGCGTCACAAGCACACGACGCCGTTTGAGATGGTTGAATTCAAGTTTCATATTCGTGCGCCCATCTTCGTGGCGCGCCAGTGGCTTCGTCACCGGACCGCGTCCGTGAACGAGATGTCGGCCCGTTACTCCATCGTCGACACGGGCTTCTTCCTTCCTGACGAGCTCCGTAAGCAGGCCAAGAACCGCGGACAGGGTGGGGAGGAGGCGTACGGGGAGGGTGACGCAAATCTTTTGGCCAAGCAAAAGGCTTCGTGTGACTTGGCCTTCCACGTCTACGATGAGCTCATCCGTAAGGGTGTGTCCCGTGAACTGGCTCGGGCCCATTTGCCCCAGAATACGTTTACCGAATTTTACTGGAAAATTGATCTTCACAACCTCCTCCACTTTCTCCAGCTCCGTATGGATGACCACGCCCAGAAAGAGATTCGGGACCTGGCACAGAAGGTCTACGACCTCATTCGGCCTATCGTCCCTATGACGTGTGAGGCGTTCGAGGACTTCCGGCTCGGGTCCATGACCCTGTCCCGCCTTGAGGTTGAGGCAATTAAGAATGGAAAATCGTCAATCTCTGGCCAGGGTGAGAACCAGGAGTTCCAGGAAAAGCTCGACAAACTCGACCTAGAGGAACCGCCGCCTCCAATCCCCGAGCCTAAATCATTTTTTGGTCGGATCCTTATGTGTTTCTCAAAGGCTTAAAGTTTGTAATGGGTACTAAAATATGAAGGCTAAAATTCCAGGTGCGTTGAGAGAGCAGGTATGGCTTTTGTACTGCGGCGACAGGCTTTTCAAGCACAAGTGCCTCGTGACGTGGTGCGAAAACGTCATGACGCCCTTTCAATTTGAGGTAGGTCACAATATTCCTGAATCCAAAGGGGGTGCTACTGACATCAACAATCTGCGGCCCATATGCAGCAAGTGTAACAGGTCTATGGGAGATGAGTACACGATCGACGAGTTTTCGGCTTTATCGGGGCCCAAACACGCTAGGCACCTCTGGGAGTGCTTCAAGTTCACTGGGCCAACCACTTCATCTTCTCCTGAGTCCGCGTCTGGAAAAACATGAAAATAAAGACCATGAGGGGGAGGCTGCGGAGGTGGGCGAGGGTCGAGTGCTCGTAGCCGTACCAGCCTTCGAGAGGGAAGGGTATATTCTTGATGAAAATTCGAGCACCGTAGACGATGGCTGCGACGATTCCAAACTGGGCACAAACCTCTAGGAACGTCTGCCATCGTGGCTTGGTCTTGTCCAATTTTGGTGTATAATTGTCAACAAGTCTGGAAACGAAGAACGCAAATATGAAACAAGCGATACCAACCCACGCGACCCCCAAGGTCCTGACGAGGTCATGTGTCATATTACTAGTGTTAAAGAAAAAATACGTTGAGAGTTTGGGTACAAGTACCCAACCCCCGTTCCTGTAACTCAGTTGGTTAGAGTGTGGATCTTATGAACCAGTTATGTAGTAACTGTGACGCCAGTCCGAAGCCGAGAGTTCGACCCTCTCCAGGAACATTTTGACTCTGTAGCACAATCGGATAGTGCACCAGCCTTCTAGGGCGAAACTTTGTTTCACCCGGCGCGAGCTGGAGGTTGCGGGTTCGACCCCCGTCAGAGTCGGTTTGAAAACTTGTTTTCAAACGCGCATCAGTGTCCGAGTTGGTTAAGGAGGCAGACTTAAGATCTGCTGCTCGTATGAGCGCATGGGTTCGAGCCCCATCTGATGCACTTTCGTAACTTTACGTTCCATAAAATCTGTACCTAAATTAGATGGATTTTATGAAATGTATATGGGACTCTGACCAGGCGGCACACGTCACGTTGGTGGTCAGGGACTATCCAGAAGAGGGCGTGACCCTCGATGAACTCAAACCTATGATTCAAGAAATACGTGAAAAGTCCACTGGTATGATAATCAAGGCTGATTTAGCAGGTGCGGGTATTGTTTCAATCGACAGGTTCAGACTCATCGTGAAGATTGTAAAGGAAGTTGTCGAGTATACGCGCGATGACAACATTCTGAGACAAATACAGTTTGTAAATACAGGCTTTATCTTCAGGACCCTCTACGGACCTATAAGTCTGGCCATCCCCAAGTACTTTCGCGATATTGTTGTGTTTTTATAAACCAGACCCTTCGTAGATGGGGAGCAATTCGGTGAATTGCTCCTGGCTGCGTTTCCAGCCCGACGAGGATGCCAAGATTCTTTATGTGGACATCCTCGTCGGACGGCTCATAGAACTCCAGCCTAGCACGACGGAGGCCACAGACGAGTTTTGTCAGGAGCTTTATCCAGTGCTCGACCAGATTCAGGCTCTCTGTATAGAGCGTGGACTCAAGCAGGTGTGCTCGGCGGACCTGACGGGTATCAAGGTTCGGAACCTCAAACCGATGACCATGATGCGTATGATCTGGAACGTCTATGAGCATACCAAAAACTGTATTTTACTCCAAAATTGCCAAGTGTCCGGTGGGGGTGCATTCTTCAACACCCTCGTGGGGGCTGTCCGTGGCTTCCTCCCGCCATTCATGCGGAACATGATCACGTTAATTCCGGATCAAAATTCTGTCGAGGAAGATGTAGATGACGAGTCAGATCCCGAAGGTGACCCATCAGATCTGGTTTCAGGGCTGGGACCAGTTGCCTGAAAAATATCACAAGGACACGGAAAAACTTTCAATTTTGAACCCGAATTGGGAACACATGAAGTGGGATGAGGAGTCTCTCCGAGCCGAGTGCGAAAAGTTTAGTCCCGAGGCTCTCGCCAAGTTTGATGAATTCACAAACATGATTCAGAAGGTAGATTTCGGGAGGTACGTGGTTCTTTATAACTATGGTGGTGTGTCAGTTGATTGTGACGCCGAGTGTCTCCGCCCTCTGGATAAAATCCCGCACATAGATGTTTTTAATCTTATCATATCGAAAAATCCATTGAACAAAATTGAAAACAAAATTGCGTCATTTGGTCTCTCAAGTGATATGGTCATGTTGAATAACGCGGCTTTGTGCTGTTCGAAGGAACACCCGCTCATGAAAAAGTTTATAGAATTTTTGATTGAAAATAAATCATGGAACGAAGACGAAACCCTTGATACCCACTTGAAGACTGGCCCTCTGGCTCTGAGTGTATTTTTCAATCGTTTTATAGACGACTTTTTCATCATAGACTCCGAAGTCTTTGAACCTTGGGGCCACGTAACGAAAAGGACAGTACTTAATCACAAATATGACCACTCGTGGGTTGATTCGTATTTCGTTCCTCTCCTTCACATGTACAAATTCATAAAAAACAACCTTGTGTGGATTTTGCTATTTGTAGTGATTCTCATAAAGTTTCTATTTTTCAGAAAGGTTTTAGAGAAGAGCCTCGGATAGAACCTAAGACGGATGAGCGACCTGCTCGTGTTTTATCCACAGGGTCGCCACCTCTACATAGAGTTCCTGGGGGCCAAGTACATCGAGCGTCAGCCCAAGGATGCGCTTGAGGCTCAGGCTTTTACGATGGCCATCAAGCCCATCGTCCAACAACTCGATGATTACGTGGAGAAGCACGGTCTCAAGGAAATCATCGAGTTGAACCTCAAGGGGGTTCCAATTTCGAAACTAAATTCAGAGACGGCGGTGCATCTCCTGAAACTTATGATCGAGATCCGACCTGATAAGGGGCTTCTTGAAAAGATTCGCATCACGAATAGCAACCCACTGTTTAGCATGGTCTACAAGAGCGTCAAGACCAAGTTACCAGTGCGTATTTCTAGCATTGTGGAATTTGTGGACAATGACAAATTTTTTTAGATCCTAAATTTAGGATGAAGGAAGACGCTTGGCACACGAAAGAGGAGGAGTTCCTCAAGAAGATAGAGGCACAGTGTAACGCGTACCAGTCGTACTTCAATAAAGACTACATGTATTACCACTCCCTATCGTCGCGTTTCAACATCCCTATTCTCATCGTGTCGGCCATAAACGCCCTTACGGCCATTTCGCTGAACGACTTTTTGGGTCAGCGCTACGTCAGCATCCTGAACGCCGTCCTGTCAGCCGGGACTGGTATTCTCGGGTCCATTCAATTATACATGAAAATTAATGAAAAGATGTCAAACGCTCTGCGCTCAGGTATACTCATGAAGCGTCTGGCCCTCAAGATTTCCAAGGAGATGAGCATAGACCGCGAACAGCGTGGAACCATCGGGCAACAGTTCTTGCAGGAGTGCTTCAGTGAATTCAACGCCGCTCTTGAACAGTCCAACCCCATCGAAAAGAAGGTCCAGAACTTTTTGGCCCTCGGGCAACAACCACCCGCGGCCAAACCCATGAGTTTCCTGAACCTCGCGTCGGCCGCAGTGGCGAGTATATCCCCCAAGAGGTCTTCGATGGATCTCGAGACGAGCTTCACCTCATATGGAAGGATGTCACTTCCCGGGGAGACTCGCGCCAAAACGCTTTGGGGTTTTCTTGGAACAAATCGAAGAGCCGGCAGTTCTCCGCCCGAATCAGAGTCTCCTCCGAATCTGAACGAACCAGTCCTGGAGGAAGACTCTCCAAGAGGACGGGATGCAGGGCCGCGAGTTCGGGGGTGCGAAGTTTAGCAACCGCAAACCCTAAATCCAGGTCCATCCCCGTCTCCACTTCACGGAGCCAATAGTGCTCACAAGCCTCTTTAGTTTGCTCGATAACACACCATCCCTTGATCATAGAGGTCTCGACCCCCTTCTGATCAAGCGAACGTTTTAAAAGAGCCAAGTGATGTATGACCGTCCCTGGGACGTTGTGAATCTTGAGACGGAGTGCCGCCTGTTTCACTATGTCGTCCATATATACTTGGTAACTTTTTGTTTCCTTATGTTAAATGAGTTTTGGTTCATTCATGTCAGGAGGTTTACTTACTCTTATACTTATAATTATATTAGCAAACGTATTACCCGTGACTTCAAACTGTCCAGCGCTCTCACCAGTATAAAAAAATGAAACTCTAAATTAACAATGGTGGCGTGGACAGTTCCTTCGGAACTGGACCCGATTCTACTCCCAAGCCCGTCGCGCTTCACAACCTTTCCTATACGGTACCCGGACCTTTGGGCACTGTATAAGAAAGCCATAGGTTCCTTCTGGACGGTCGAGGAAATTGACCTTGCAGCCGACCTCAAGGATTGGGACAAACTCAACAGCGACGAACAGCACTTCATCAAGACGGTCCTGGCGTTCTTCGCCGCCTCGGACGGAATTGTGTTTGAGAATTTGGATCTGAATTTCACAAAGGATGTCCAGATTCCAGAGGCCCGGTCTTTTTATGCCTACCAGGGATTCAACGAGAGTATCCACGGCGAGACCTATTCGCTTATGATTGACAAGTTGGTACGGGATCCCGAGGAAAAGTCCCAGCTCTTTAGGGCCATAGAGACAGTACCGGCTGTTAAGAAAAAGGCGGAATGGGCCCTGCGCTGGGCCGGGACTTCGGCGCCTTTTGCACAGCGCCTCGTAGCTTTCGCATGTGTGGAAGGAATCTTCTTCTCGGGTTCGTTCTGTTCCATATTTTGGCTCAAAAAGCGTGGCCTCATGCCCGGTCTTTCATTCTCCAACGAGCTGATCAGCAGGGACGAGGGACTTCACCAGGAGTTTGCCGTGACCCTGTATTCGCACCTCAAGGAGAAACTCGATGACAATACGATTTTCCAGATTGTCGTGGAGGCTCTGGACATTGAGCGAGAGTTTATCATAGAGGCTCTACCCTGTCGACTCATCGGCATGGACTCACAGTCTATGATCGAGTACATCAAGTTTGTGGCTCAACGGCTCCTGACGCAGCTTGGCGTGACGCAGCATTCGATTATGGCAAGTAACCCTTTCGACTGGATGGAGAACATCTCGTTGGAAGGGAAGACCAATTTCTTTGAGAAAAGGGTCGGAGATTATTCAAAGCATATTGTGGCTGAGGGGGACGGCGTCAGGTTTGACGAGGAGTTTTAGCCAGTCGCGTAGCGACTGTTTCCTGCGAAGCCCGAAGGGACTCTTTTTTCCCTTTTTCAAGCCACCTCATTACGCTGGGCCCAATGGACATACTCCCCTGACTGCTGATCCTTGCGGGTCTCGAACCCCGAGATCCGTGGTACAATACGCATCAGAAAACCCACGAGCAGAACGAAAACCAAAGCATGGAGCAGAAGACCTGGGAAGGTTGCCAGGCCCTCTGCACTAGCGACCCAACTTCCCAGGATTCCACGAACCGCCTTGTACGTCGCTGGGTGGGCGACGAGGACATAGGCCAGAAACGGAATCACATAGAAGTTGAGCTGAGACATTTAATTTTAGTCAAGAATTTACTGGCACCCATCGATGATGTCAGCGGCACTTCCATCAGCCAGACCAGGGCGCAGAACCGAGTGGGTGTCTGGGGTGTGGTACTTGGACACGCGCTTACCGTAGACCAGGCGCCACACGAAGGTGCTGAGCAGCACGAAGACCAGGGCATGCAGAAGCAGACCGAGGTTGCTGGGGACGCCGTAAGTCGAGCCGACCCAGCCGCCAAACAGGCTGCGGGTCATCTTGAAGGTCTCGGGGTTCGCAACCAGGAAAAACACGATAAAGGGCACAACCTTCTTGCTCCAGTCAATGTCCATTTGGTACTATTGAAGAAGAAATTAATTTAAAACATTCCATAGGTTGCTACAAATTTACTGGGAGTGGTGTCACTGGTCTTTCTAGACGGTATGTTTTGATTGTTTCGTCTCTGGAATTCGTTCTCTTTAGCTTTTTTCACAGCCGCCGCCTGTGCCGCAATGTTTGCATTGCGGTTTCCAGTCAAGGGCACTTTAACAGCACGTCTAATCTCCCAGTACCCTTTAACGGGCTGGGCAGCGATTGCTATATTCACACGACGAATTAGGTTTTTCTGAGCATTTGTGAGGACGTATTGATTAAGATTTGCAACCGCCTTGGGCCAATTGAGTTTATTGGGGTACTTACTTCCTCTGACTGGTATCAGCATAGACTTGCTTAAAAATTTACGTGCATTATTGATCGAAGTTTCTTTCGTCGTTCCCTTGAGAACGCCCTGTGGAGCCGCACCTGAAAGCTGAAAATTCTTGAAGAATTGATCAATAGGTTTTTTAGACGTCACAGAAGCTTCAGATAGGAGAGCGGCTCTTCTTCCAGACAAAGGCTGGACCGCCAACTTTGAGACGGTGGCGAATCTTCGCGCAGCTCGTTCGGCCCGAGCCACGTTGTTATTTGTAGGGGCTCCCGATGGTCGGGGGGTTACGGGCCCGCCTCCTATGGGGCCGTTTACTAGTTTAAAGGCCTTGGAGCTCGTATAAGGTTCAGACGCTCGACGTTTGCAATTTTGGTTGCGATACGCGGACGCATGGTATTTGGAACGCGGTTTTGAACCTTCCGAAGCCGATTCAGAACGCTGTTGATTGTGGCCTGATTGGAGTTGGCGTTCAGCGCATTGGCGTTCCGAAGAGCTTGGTTAGCCGTAATCTTGTTCGTTAGAATATCATACTTGGTGACGGCACTTGCCGGTGCTTTGCCACGATTAAACCCGGCATTATTCAGACGAGTCTTGATTCCCCGGAGCCTGTTGATGTTGTTACCGGCTTCGTTAATCTCGGCAAGGACTGCATTAATCTTCTTCTGACGGTTCGCCTCGTTGAGCGCTGGTGCCGTCGCCTCCATACCCGGGAGTTCAGCAAACCCCGCTACGACAGCGGGACGGTTCAGGTTGTTCCACAGACTGGTGTAACGGGCGCCACCGTTACGACCAGAGTTGAGTGCACGGTTGGACCTGGCATTGCGACCAGAATTTGTGTAGTATTTGGCGAGGGCGTTGGCGTTTCCACCCTTGAAACCCGCCATGAAGTTGTTGAGGTTCTTGACCTGCCGAGTAAGATTGTTCACGGCGGCAGCCGCGGGTCCCTCTGGTGCACCAGTCACCATGGCGTTTGCAGCCTGGGGAAGAGCACGACGAGATGCAACAACAATCTTAGCCACTCCATTCACGATGCGATTCTTGTATGAAGCATTTGCACCATTGGCGGTTTTCATAAGAAGACCGTAGATGTGGGCGTTATTTTTGTTGTTTAATTTGTTGACTTCCTTGATATAGTTTCCAAGTGCGTTGCGAAGAGTCGCCGAATTAGCCTCGGTTATCATAGACTTGGCGGCGCCTCGACCGAACCATGTGGCTGGGTTCCACCAGACCATCTTTTGTTACTCTAGGGTCCGAAAAAAATTGGTGTCCTGTGAGAGTCACATAAAGGGCTCGGTCGTGTATACAGTAGAACAAAGCAAATGGCTCTCCAGATGTTCAACACCTTCGATGCCTCCAACGTCACCTTCTCCGATGTGCGCAAGAACGCCAAGGGCGGCAAGGCTGTGTACCTGAACGCGGTTGGCGGTGGTAAGCTCATCTTCCAGCTGCCTCAGCTCCGTGCGCCTTTTGGCCTGAGCGAGTTCAAGGACGAGGGCACCGGTCGCGTCAGCTACAGTCTGCCTCTGAGCCTGGACAAGCCCGAGGTGCTCGAGAAGTTCGCCAAGCTCGACGCTCGTGTGCTCGACTACATCACTGAGCACTCCGAGGAGCTTCTGGGCAAGAAGATGTCTCGCGAGGTCATTGCCGAGGGCATGTACAAGAGCCCCATCAAGCCGAGCTCCAAGGAGGGCTACGCGCCAACTCTCAACCTCAAGGTCATCACGGACCTCAAGACGGGCGCACCGGCCACCGAGGCGTACAACGCTCAGCGTCAGCCTGTGCCTCTGAGTGACCTGGAGAAGGGTCAGTCCCTCAGCGCCATCATCGAGCTCAACCAGATTTGGCGTACTCCTGCTGGTGTCGGCGTGTCCGTGCGCGTCCACCAGGTCATGTTCGCCCCGACCAACAAGCTCAAGCCGTGTGCTTTTCTCGCCCCAGCCGAGGAGCCCGTCTCCGACAAGGACTCCGAGATCGAGTACGAGACCGATCCGGACAACTAACCAAGTCGCAGCGCACAAGTCCTACGGACTTGGTCGGATCCCAAAATTTGAATTATAATGTGTAATATAAATATAATGAGCTGGATAAACTCCAGACAATTTCAAATAGCTGACCGCAACGGTCGTCACTATGTGCTTCGTCGTAACAACGCCGGTAACACAGAGATCAACATCCCCAGAAACATCGTCAGCAAGGGTCGGGCCATCGCGTGGCTCAAGGCGCACCCCGAAAAGGTCGCCAATCCTACCAAATACACGCCCAGACGGAAGCGCGGCGCCGCACCCCCTCCAAATAATAAAGGTATGATACTGGCCCCTTTTGTGAATCAAAAAGGCATACCATTCTTTCGGCGCATGAAACGGGAAAACTACAAACCGCCTCCGTATCAGCCTCCCCCGCGGCCAAAAACCCCTCCAGGTGGTTGGAAGTACCCGGCCCCCAAGCTTGTGCCCTGGAAAAAGCTACCGAATCGGCCACCCGCGAAGAACGAGTGGGCAATGACGTGTGACGAACTCAAATCGTCGCTCGACTCAACGACCCCCATAGGCAAGGGTCGTCAGGGTATAGTATTCACGGCCAAGCAGCTCGGTGGAAACAAGCGCCCTTTCGCTGTGAAGGTGGCGCCCCGTGACCTTATGGCCGCGAGCCGTAAAGAGCCCCAACCCGTCGATGTCGAGTTCAATATTCAGGATGCCGTTCAAATTTTGACCCCAAATGTCGTGCGCATCTACAAGAGTATGCGTTGTGAGGACTTCATCACTCCGACACAGATGGACATGCCGAACGTCCAGAACGCGGCCCGCTTCGACAAGTCGAAACAGGGAATACTCCTCATGGAGTTTGCGTCTGGTGGTTCGCTCGATTCTTGGTTGAGAAAGAAGGCCCATGTGACCGATGGTGTGATGGCCCAGATCATTTCGGACATTCTAAAGGCCCTCTTCAGAATCCAGAAAGTGTATCCCGATTTCAGACACAACGACCTTCACATGCAGAACATATTCGTCGCAGATCGCGGGTTCCTCATAGGCGACTTTGGGTGGGCCCGTCTAAAAAAGATGGGCACCAACCCTGCCGTCAACACGGCGAATGGGACCAAGACGGCCTCATTCTGGGGTGTAGGTCCCAAGACCGATGAGCGCTACGACCATCACCTATTTTTGAATGAATTGCTGGATTGGGCCCAGAAACACACCCCGTCCGATCACCCCAAGGCGATCGAGTTCCTGAAGATGGCCGTACCATCTGGGTACCGGGGCGCCAAGGATACGCACGTGTCTGAATGGCGCCTCAAATACGAAGACCCGTGCAGAGGTCTTCCTTCACTGGGTCAAGTTCTGAGCCATCCTTTCCTGTCTGGAAAGAAGCGCGTTACGTCACCAGAACTCAAGGCGGCCCGAGCCAAACTCAAGCCCGCCAAGGTCAAGCGTGTATTCTCGGCCAACCTCCTCAGGGCCAAGGCGAAGCTCAAGGCACCAAAGGAACTCAAGATGGTCACGTCCGCCCAACTGCGCAGGGCCAAAGCGGCACTGAAGTCTGTAGCGCGTCCTAAATCCAAGCCTCGCATCACGGGTTACAACCTACGCGCACGTAAAGCGAAGCTGCGCAAGGTGAAGGTGCCGAGTCCCGCAAAAGCCCCGAGCCCACCTAAGAAGAAGGTGAAAGTGCCCACTGCCCTTCTTAAAACCGCCAAATTCAATAAATTAGTGGAGAAATTATGGAGGAACGCGGGTGCTGCATCAAATAAAAATTTCCAAAGCGCGTGGAACAATGCTAGAATGAAGGCGATCAAAGTTATTGAAAATCGCCTCGGACGCAATCTACCAGCTTTTACGCCTAGCCCACCAAAACCCCTCCCACCCCCTCTGAGCCCGCTCGGGCCTCCCCCCAAGCCCAAGCCCAAGGCGCCCAGCCCGCCCAAGCCCAAGGCGCGACCCAACTACAGACTCAGCCCAACCTCTGGCCGAGCTAAAATTCAGTCCAAGAATAGCGGTCGCTGGGTCTATGCCAACCTTCACTATTCCATGGATGAATTGAAGAGCCTGGCCGCACAGTTGAGCGTAAACGTCAAGGGCCTCCGCTCAAAGGCGAATATCGCCAAGAAACTTTTCGGTTGATACTATAAATGCTGGCCGGTAACCGTGAACTCGGACAGAAGATTTTCTGGGGTATCTTGATTGTCGGTATCATCATTATATTGTGGAAGGGCGTGTCGGCCTATACGCAGCAGACGCCCGACAAGGGTAACATCATCGTTTACGGGTCAAAGACCTGTCCCTGGTGCGTCAAGCAAGAGGCTTACTTGAAGGACAAAGGAATTCCTTATGAGTTTGTGGATTGCAAGGACCAGCAGTGCCCTGATTTCGTTCAGGGGTTTCCGACCCTAATGGTCGACAACGTTGTTAAGAGTGGGTATACTGAGTTGTGAAAAGGGGGTTGCGAAGCAACCTGGTTCAAAACATCAAAAAGTCGCTGCGCGACTTTCCTCTAGAGCCGGAACAGCGCAATGCCCAGAGCCAGGAGGAAGGTCTGGAGCAGCGAGTCCACTGGGCGAAGGATGGTGATGTGCTTGACCAGTGTGCTGTTCCACAGGAACTGCATGAAGAAGGTCATGATCACCACGAACAGGACGAACACGATGAGGTTGTAGATCATCTCGCGCTGGTTACGGGACTGGAGAATGTTAAGCATCTTTTTATTAGAGGTTGAGAAAAAAACCAATTCTAATAACAAGATGGTGACGGTAGTGAAAAAAAAGTCGCCTGTAAAAAAGGTGACGCGGGTCACGACTCGTACCCGGGCGTTGCCTCTATCGGGTTACGAGCGTACGTTTTCTTGGGATCCCTGGGGACGGGCTGGAGTCAATCACGATAACTGCTACGACTATGCGTTTGGAAGCTACTCGGCCAAGAGAACGTCAAAGAGCGTTCCGGGTAATCGTAGCGGCATCGGCTCGAACGGTCTGACCTTCACGACGTGCGCGGGTATCGTGAAGCGCGTTCTGAGCGACAACCCAGGGAGTGTGTACCGGATAAGCCCTGCCGCCAAACCCAAGCCAGGATATTACAAGGTCATGTGCTTCGTGGCGCCTTCAAATGATTTTGGAAATTCAACTGGAGATTTCCATTGGTACGTTCAGAATCAGGCGGTCCGGTACAAGATCCGTCCCGGTGACACCGTGGCAAAACTTGCGCGTTTTTTCAGGGTCAGACCGGCTGTCATCATCGAGGCGACCCGGAAGTACAAAAACCCCGTGTCCAATACCGATGGTAAAATAGCGACCAACAATTCTAATATAAAAATGACAAACTCCCGGAGCGTCACGAATGGCCCGGCCTTGGCCGTTGGGAAGATTATCGAGTTCCCTGTCAACCTGTGGTCACACAAGCAGGGATGGGCATCAGGCCCCCTGATGATCGACGCCTCTGGTAAGACGATAGTCGACCCCAGACGGTCGAACCGTTCCTGGAAGCCTGGGTTCCACTATACCAAGTTTTGCTCAGCCTACGCCGTCCGGCGGGGTGTAGCACAGACCGGTAACAACAAGACGCGCTAATTCGGCACTGGAAGACCAAGTTCTCTGAGGACATCCTCTAGGATTTCTGATGGCTCGATGTCAAAGTGAATATCGGTATAAAAACGACCAGCACCGGCCGCCCCGCCTGGGATGAGTGAACGGAAGTCGAGCCCGAACCCTTCCACGATGGACATGACGTTTTGAGTTTCAAAATTCGTCACGTGTCTCTCGGGTGGGTCGGTAACCTTTTCGATTATGAGTCGGCACCTGTACGTGGGCACGTCAAAAGGTACTCGACACATCGGGCATGTGGGGTCTGGTCCGGTACAACTCGTCTTCCATCTCTCGAGACAACGGGTATGAAACTCGTGACCGCACCCGAGCGTCCTTGTGGCACTTTGACCCCCCATACACGCCAGACACACCGAACAGGTAGTCCCTCTATGTTGCCAGCAGCGTTCCTGACCTGGACGTAGCTTCTGGCGACATGGGGTTCCTGATAGGGTCGCCGCCCCACATTCCATTAATTTAATATCAGTATTACTTTTCATCTAGACCTACGCGCTCTGACCACTTCGGCCTCAAGGGACCGGATCGCTTCCTTGTACTTCTCCCTCATGTTCTCCTCGACGTGTTTTCTGAAAATAACTATGGGGTCGTCGTCCTGCTCCATCCGGCACTGTGGGCACTCGATGCTCGTCTCGAACCAAGTCATGATGCACTTGTTGTGGAACGAATGTTTACACTTGAGCTTCTTGGCCGTGTTCCGCCGAATCTCTTCAAGACAGACGGCACATGTTTGTGAAAGATGTGCAAGGCACTTCCCGTCTTGGACCGCCTTCTTTTTGCATTTGGCCCCTGAGAGGGTCACCGACGAGCAGTTCATTGTCTGATAGGATGCTACAAATTTCCTTGTGAATTTCCTCAACACTTCGGTTTGCGTTAATCACATGGACCCGACACGGTACATTCCTGACGAGTTTCTGGTACTCTTCGGCCAGTTCTCCGAGATACTCACGTGTCACACCCGTGTCACCCGCCTGGTGCCTCTTCTGGATGTGTTCCCACGCCAGATCCAGATCCTTGGCCAAGAAGATGTACAGGTCTGGGTACCATGCGTACTGCTCGTAGAACCGAGCATACGTTTCATCCTCTTGCTTGGTCACTGTTCCCTTCTTGAGTAACACGGGCCAGAATACCCAGCGAGAGCTCAAAAGGGACCTTTCGTAAATGACTGTTTCCTGAGTTTTTATAGGCCTGAGAGTCTGGAGAATTACCATGTGAAAATAGAACGCCCAACGCTTTGGGTCCTTGTAAAATTCTTCGAGAGGCCAGTCGTCTATAGGCTCTCGGCGAACTTTCCACCCCTTTTGCTCGAGGAGACCGAGCTGAGTCGTCTTGCCTGAACCGATGTTACCATCGATGACGACTCGAGGCATTATTTAATTTACGTTTTAATTCTTTAGTACGGCTCAACCTCATAGCCTGAAGTTCCCGTACGAGGGGTTTGGGCGGGCGTGTTGGTGGGAGCACAAGGGGGGCAGAAGGACACTGGACGCTGGGCCTTCCATGCGGCATCATAGCACAGACCCAGACCGACGTACTGATTATCACACAGGGTATTGGTGAACGTCAGTGCCATCCATATAGTGATGAAAATCAATAGGATTATGGTGACGACACCCCACATTTTATTATACGTTTAGAATTTTATTCGTTTTCTACGAGAACCTTGGGACCTCCTCCAGTGCGGCACGCAGCGTTCTTCAGGGGCAGAGACAGAGCCTCTGGGCCCTTGGACTGAAGGAACGCCCGCCACTTGTAGTTGTCCTGGAAGGCGATACCCTCCTTGGACATTAGCATATCATTCATGATACGGTTCGAATCGAACGAAGTGATGCAACGACCGTCGGCCATACCAATGCGCTCAGACATTTACTTTAGTTACACATTTTATTTAGTACCGTGACCCACTCCTCGAAGGTGGCGCCCATGATCGTCCCGAACAGCTCTGGGGTGGCGACCGGCTTGACGAAGATTCCCGCATCCAAATTTTGGTTCAAAATTTTGTAAGCCTGAGCAATCTCGTCGAGGGTCTGGGCGCCGGTCACGATGATCTTGCCCGTGCTGAAGATGCTGGCCGTCACCTGCTTCATGCCTTGGCCCGGGACAAACTTGACCTTGACGGCGCTGTACCTGTCGGGGTCGAACGTCACCTTGAACCCTGGGATCTTGGCAAACTTGGCGATGATCTTGTTCAAATTTACAGACGAATTGAGGGAAAAGTTCGTGTTGATCATCTTGATGTCCACCGTGGCCACTGGCGGCGGCTCCTCGAGTTCCAGAACAGAGGCCAAAATAAAGGACAGCTGTTTCAAGATGCGGCGGCAGTCGAACAAGTCCGAGCACCCCGCCACCTGGATCGCGCCGTTGCCGAAGATCTTGATGCTCTTGCGCGAGTAGGCGTCCTCGTAGCCGATGGTCACCTGGTTGTAAAAGGCCGTGTCCTTCATCTTCCACTCAAAGCCACGGAACTTGGAGCCCTTGCGCCGGACCGTCACCGACCCGAGCTCCTGGAACTTTTCTTTAAATTTCTTGAGGTCAATTTCCTGAAGAAATTTAGAAATCATCGTGATGGTCGTGATCCGGACCCACGACGGGTCGGGTCGCGTCGGGTCCTCGACGAGCCCCTTGCGAATCTCAGCGAGTTTCTGAATGTACGGGAACGAGTCCATGTTTCATGATGTTTCGGGTGTGACCCTTCGGCCCCCTGTCCCTCACGCAACACGTTTTTTCGCCGCCTTCTTGGCGATATTTGCGAATGGTTTTTTAAGTAGATAAGACTTCATGACCTTGCGGTAATACTTCTTGAGCTTCTCGTCGTTCGGGTGGATGTTGTTTGTGCGCGTGATGTTATGGGCCATCAGTGAAATCAGCTTCTGTTTCTTCACGGCGGCGATGACGCGATTCAGCTCCACAAGGCGGATGGGAGACTTCTTGGGCCGCCGCGTACGTGGCCGGGCCGCCTTCAGTCTCTGTGTCGCCGGAGTTTGCGCCATCGTGTTCAGACCCTCCAGAATCTTCACAGTCTGTGACACGCCGCCGAGCTTCTGAACAGCCTTGATGGCTTCGGGACTCACACCCTTCACATTGATTGCCAACCGCACGTTTCCTCCCGTCTCGTTGAGGGCCTCCGCCGCCTTGGCCACCTCTGGAGCCCCACCGGGCACGAGAGCGACCGTGTTGACGGCATTGGAAGGTCCGCCCACCGCACTGATGGCTGCGGTCTGTGATGGGGGCAGAGGAGGTGGTGGAACTCCAGCACCTGATGGAGGAGCTGGTGGACCACCGAGTGCCCGTCTAATAGCGTTTTCATTCGAGGATACCCGGCCAGGTTCGTACCCTCCTGCTCCCGCTCCCGCTCCGTAGCCGTACCCTCTTCCGTTGTTGCGCGCCCGTGGAGGTTCAGCACGTGCCATGGCTCTGCGGATGGCGTTGTTGTTCGAGCGACGGCGGTAACTGGTCTCCGATTCACCTGGATACCGGGACACGCCACCCAGTGCCTGTCTCATACGGCGCTCGTAGCTCTCACCTGGACGGCGCTCATCTCCCCGACGGCGTTCAAGGCGCCGCCGCTGGACCCCAAGTGCCTCGCGAATGTTACGGTTATTGACCCCTCTCAAATTTCTATTAAAATTGGAAAGTCTGTTCATGTTGCTGATCTCACGAATCATCGCGATTATGGCGGACACAATCTCACGACGGCCATTGAAATTGGTGGGGAGCTGCTTCAGGAGCTCCACGAGGCGGCCAAGGCGCTCACTGCTTGAATATGAATAACGAATTCTGTTCAGAGATTCCTTTACCAGCTTGTATATGACCGAGTTCACGTTAGCCTTGTTTCCTGGGTTCTCGCGGCGCCATCTCAAAAGAGCTGCCAAGTTGAGTTTGGAAAAGTTGGGGCGACCCTTAGGGCCAAATGTGGGACCAGGGGCTGGCACGGGACCAGCGGCGGCGCCCGTGTTCACGTGCCAACCAGTCTTGCTGTTCGCCCCCTCACCTTTGGTTCCAAAATACCACTTGCGACCGTTCTTGGGCCGGTTGGCCTGTCTGAACGTATTAGCCGGGTAAAAATTGAGCGCGGGTGCTGGACCCTCCATCTTACCATTCGTTTTGAAAAGATTCATAATTATTCTAAAAATAAGGTTAGCCGTGTTGTTGGTCGTCGTGGGTGGGCGCGGAGGGGGCTGGGCCTCTATTTTAGCCTTGATTTCAGGAGCCTTTTCAGGGGGTCCAAGTGCTTTTATAATTATATTCAGTATTTTGGAGTTTGTATTATTCTTTGGGGGTGCCCCGGTGTGTTTCATCACCTCCTCGGCCGTCTCCTTCTTCAGCCGACCGTTTGGCCCCAGAGAATTTTGGATCAATTTTAGAATCAAACGAGCCGTGTTTGATTTTGGGGTGCCGGTGCCAAGTGACGCGGAAATTTCCCGTGCCACTTCAGGTTTCAGGGCGGTCTTCAAGTTTTTCCCAGAATTCAATGATTTCCGGATAAGAGTTATTATGGCTTCAGCGATAGTCTCCGAAGTCACGCCGGGTAGCTTTTTTACTGAAACTCCGTTCTGAATAAGACGGATGATTTCATCGACAAGTGCCGTACTCATACCTAATAGGGCCCTAGACAAAAATTCGTGTCCTGTCCAGCTTAGGGTCTGAACCTGTGTAGGGTCTACACAGACACACAAAAGCTTCGAAATGCTCAAGACCCGCCTCATCTCCCCGTACCAGCACGAGGGCGTCCGGTGGCTCGTCAAGCGCGAGTTGGACACTACACACCCTGGTGGCTTCCTCTGTGACGAAATGGGCCTGGGCAAGACTGTCCAACTCATCGCCACGATGTTGGTCAATCCCAAGCCGCACACGCTTGTGATCGTGCCCAAGTCGATCGTGGGCCAGTGGTGCTCTGAGGTGGCCCGGTTCGCCCCGAGCCTGAGCACCTACGCCTTTGACGGTGCGCGGCGCAAGCTGCCTGAGAAGCTCCCCTCTATCGTGGTGGCGCCGTACTCGGTTCTGCCGCAGCGGCCGGGTGCGCCGCCCTGTGAGCTGCTGAGCGTCAACTGGGACCGCGTGATCCTCGATGAGGGCCACGAAATCCGCAACAAGAAGAGCAAGAGCCACATTGCGGCCCGGGCTCTCGTGGCGCCCATCCGCTGGATCGTGACCGGTACGCCCGTCTTCAACTCCATCAAGGACTTTGTGGCGCTGTGCGCCTTTGTGGGGCTGCCGCGCGAGGTGGTCCAGGGGTACACGGACCAGATCCGCGCCAAGTTCGTACTGCGCCGTACGAAGACTGATGTGGCCGAACACAACAAGCGCCTCGAGCTCCCGCCCCTGGACTTCCAGAACCTCGAGCTCGAGATGTACCCCGAGGAGCGTGAGCTGTACAGTGACGTGTTCAGCAAGGGCCAGACCATCGTGCGCAGCGTGTTTGCCGCCGGTACGCAGAACATGCACCAGATGGAGCTGCTCGAGTGCCTCCTGCGCGTCCGCCAGGTGATGACGTGGCCTCAGCTCTACCTGGACGGCATCGCCCTCAAGGAGGAGAGCGACCCGGAGCCGTGGCTCGGCCGGTCGCGCAAGATGGAGACGCTCATGGGGTGCATCGAGACCCATCCCACTGAAAAGACCCTCATTTTTACGCAGTTCATGGGTGAGATGGACCGGATCCAGGAGTTGTTGGCGGAGATGGGCACCCCCACCTTCCGGATAGACGGCTCGGTCCCCAAGGAGCAGCGCGATGAGCGGATCCAGAGCTTCAAGAAGGGGCCGCCCAACTCGGTGTTCATCATCCAGATCAAGGCGGGTGGCGTGGGCCTGAACTTGCAGGAGGCGACGCGCATCTACATCACGTGCCCGGCGTGGAACCCGGCGACGGAGCTTCAGGCGATTGGCCGCGCTCACCGCACCGGGCAGACGCAAAAGGTGGTGGTGCGGCGCCTGATCTACATGGGGGAGGACGGAGTGACGCCGCTGCCGAGCGTGGAGCAGAGCATCATGCAGTTGCAAGAGGGGAAGGCCAAGGTGTGCGCCGAGGTGCTCAAGGACCCGCGGCTCGAGACGCAGGTGCCCAACGCGTCGCGGACCAAGATCACTATTCACGCGCTCAAGAAGATTTTCGCAGTGTAATGATAGGGAATGCCGTCACTTTACTCTATTAGACCCGCCCCCCGCACTATGAAAGGCGCGGCCCATGTGGGCATCTTTATCCGCCGCCCAGCGTCCCCTATTGTCCGTGCCAACAACGTGCGTAGTAAGATTGTAGGACTGTTCAACGCTACACCCAATTATGTAAACTTGTCCCCTGGTAATAGAATAGCTCTCCGTGCCATATTCGAGGAACTCGGGGTCACGAAGACACAGCTTCACAAACTTGCGACTGTTGTATTAGATATAAGAATTAGGGAGATGGCGAGTCGCGCTAATACCAACGCGAACCACCTTCATGAGGCCGAGTTTTGGGCTTGGCTGTCCATCGTCACCCGTCGATCCAATCAGGAGCGCCCCAGCCCAAAAACGCTCGTGCAACAGGAACTCGCGAAGTTCGTCGCCCGTCCTTGGAACCCATGGACCAACACACACAATCCATTATTTTCCAAAAAAAAGGCAGAAAAAAAATAAAGAGTAACACTAAATGACGATCGGCTCCCGCGCTCAGGTTTACCATGGCAACGCCACCGAGACCGCAGGCGGCCTCAAGAAGAAGGATCTGAAGATGGTCAAGGGTGAGATCGTCAGCAAGTCCAAGTCCAAGGATGAGAAGAAGAACCCATGGATAAAGGCGGTCGCAAAGGCCAAGAAGGAGCTCGGCATCAAGGGCTTTGCGCTGGTCCAGGGCCCCCTTCTGGCGAAGGCCCGTGAAATTTATTCCAAGTAGATTACAAGATGAACGACGGCCTCAGGGGCCTTCGCGTCACGGCCAGTCTGGCACTTATGAACAAGATACTCAAGAGTCCAAAAACGCGCAAATCCCCTTCGCCAAAACGGGCGGCTCGGCGTGGGACGTCGGCGCGTCGGGGCTCGGTTGCTCAGTCCCGTAGAATCGGATCTGCGAAGCGCGTATAGTCAGCCCCCATACATTATTGAAAAAGTAATTTGATTCAATATCAATTATGCAACTCAGTTCTTGCCCACGGAAGAGACCCTCTCGGACATCGGGTGTGACCTGTTTTGAATTTTCATCGAAAATATAAGTCGCATCATCAATCTTGATACGAAGGGACCCGTTCGAGAAGTTGGACTTGAACGGCTCTTGAGGGCACAAGCGCCTCTCGAGCTCCGCCCACCACTCCACGAACTCGTGGTTTTTTATCTCGATGTTGAAACTTTTGTATTGTGACACACCCCACGTGCACACCCCCCGGGGAACCTGAAAGCGCAGGGGCTTACCGTCATATAGGTACTTGCTCTTGTCTTTCATACCGGGTACTACATCTATGACGTCTTTGGCCACGTCCGACCAGAGTACCATTATAAAATAAAATGTTGGCATTTTTTAACTAGTATGTCGTCATATGAGTTTTACCTAAAAAGACCCGCTAATAATATCTCTTGGAGACCTGCTTTCGTCCGAAACATGACCAATTTTGCGAACACGATTAAAACCTACCGCGAAAAATACGCCAAGGCTCCTCAAGGTTCGGCTGAAGAGCGCAAGGTGGTGGCCAACTTCAACAAAGCCTATGGCGCATGGATGACCAAAGTTAAAAATGAGAATGCACGGCGCCGTGCCCACGAGAGCGAGTTTTTCAAAAACCTCAGTGCCGCTAGAAAATCAGGGAACGCCGCGGCAGTCAGTGCGGTTCTGGCCAAGTACGCGAATTCTGCAGCGGCTGCTTCCCCGCGCCACGTTTCACCATCCCCTGCTCGGCAGCGCAGCCCAGTGGCGCGATCCGCGTCCCCCAAACGTTCGGGTAAAAGACGCAACACTAAAAACTTGCGCAAGGCGTTGGCACACCGCACTCTCTCTCGTCTGAAAGCCAACCTCATGGCGCAAAAGGCGGCGCTTGAGTCAGAGCGCAATAAATTAGAAACTCAAATTTTCGCACTCATCAGACAGATAGGGGAGTTGCCAAATAACTAAAAAGTGCCGTCGGTTGCTGCGCCGATGACTCGTGCCAGTCCCGAACCCCTGAGTAGGACCCGCATCTCCGTAGACCAGGAATCACGGGTCACGAACGACGAGAAATTTCCATTCCTATTAATCACCTCAACCATGTGCTCATCTTCAGTGTCATTAAAGACCCATAGACCTGCCGTGTGATAGTTCAGTTCTATAGGTCTTCTGATTATATGGGATCCTGCTACACGAAAGTTATGGAGGGATTTTGATTCTAAATTATAAATGAGACCGTCATGGGACTTGAGAAGGTACCAAAGTCGCCAAGCCTTGGCCTCGTCTATTTTTTTGGGAGGAATTTTGAAACATAATCGAACATCGATCGATGGATTGGACCATTCAATTATTTTTCGAATTAATTCTGTAGGCAAATTACGCCAGATTTTTGAATCCATGTTTTACTATCTCTTGCAGTTTTTATAAGGCGCACAGCTCGAACGCATCGTGAACCCCTTTATCGTGCCCAAGAGACACCTGAGCTTTGAGAATTTACGAGGCAAATTGAACACCTTTTTGTTCGAAGGCCTCACACACTTTTTGTTTTTGGGCCCTGAACGGCAACAGGATTTCATCTTGAATTTAGTTTGGAAATTTAACTTAGTAAACGTTCCAAACACTGCGCGTGGGAGCGGTGCCACGAGGGCCGGTGTAACTAACCGCGTAACTCAAGTTCATAGGCTTGGTATTGTTGGTGGTGGTTCCATTGTTGACGGGCGTACCATTCGCCGTCTTGCGCTTCGTCACGCCGTTGACGGTCTTGGTCCAGATGGTGAGACCGTTGGGTGTCTTGTTACCCGAATTGCGGTAACCACGGACGCGCATTTTTGCAGCGTTGCGAATCGCTTTGAGGCGATTGGAGACGGGCATTTTATATTGAGACGAGAAATTTATCCCGAACACATCAGGCACGACTCTGGGTTTTCACGGGAACACGCGAGTTTCTCCTCTTCTGTTGGCTTCGCCGTGGACAGTTTCTCGACTGGAACCGTCACCTGCTGAGCCCGAGCCTTGGCGCGGGTCCGCAGGTAGTACATGCCCGTCTTGAGCCCCTTCTTCCAGCCGTACATGTGCATCGAGCTCAGCTTGGCCATCGACGGGTTCTCCATGAAGATGTTGAGTGACTGGGACTGGTCGATGAACGCACCCCGGTCGGCCGCCATGTCGATGATGCTCTTCTGAGGGATCTCCCAGATGGTCCGGTAAATCGCCTTGAGGTTCAGTGGGATCCCGTCAATCTGACTGATCGACCCCCCGTTCCGAACAATTTCATTCTTAATTTGAGGGTTCCAAAGGTTCAGCTTCTGTAGGTCCTTGATCAGGTGCTTGTTGATCATGACGAACTCTCCGGCCAGAGTCCGGCGCAGGTAGATGTTGGTCGTGTACGGCTCGAACGCCTCGTTGTTCCCCATGATCTGGGCGGTCGAGGCGGTGGGCATCGGCGCCACGAGCAGGGAGTTCCGGAGCCCATGGGTCTTGATCTTTTCCCGAATTTCATTCCAAAATTCATTAGATTCTTTTCCCCACATGTCAGGTTGAAGAATACCTTGAGACGCAGGTGACCCCTGGAAAGTTTCGTAAGGACCCTCCTCCTTGGCCAGTTCACACGACTCGGTCAGAGCCGCATGGTAGATGGCCTCGAAGATGCCAGTGTTGAGCTTCCGCGCCTTGGGCTCGTCGAACGACAGACCGAGCATCTGGAACACGTCGGCAAGTCCCTGGACGCCAATACCGATAGGGCGGTGGCACAGGTTCGACTTCCGGGCCGCCTCGGTGGGGTAAAAGTTCTTGTCGATGACGCGGTTCAGGTTACGGGTGATGACGCGGGTCACGTCGTGAAGCTCCCCAAAGTCAAAGTAAGGCGTTGTACCCGAAGACCCGTCAGCGGCGCCGTACCCCACGCTCTTCACGAATGACGGAAGGCACAAAGACGCCAAGTTGCACACGGCCGTCTCGTCCGGCCCGGAAACCTCCATGATTTCTGTACACAAATTGGACGACTTTACTGCGCCGATGTTCTTCTGGTTGGACTTGGCGTTTACCGCATCTTTGTAGCACATGTAGGGTGTCCCAGTCTCAACCTGACTCTTCAGAATCGCGTCCCAGACCTGTCGCGCCTTGACCACCTTCTTGAACCGACCCTGGGCCACGTACGTCCGGTACAACTCATTGAACTCCTCACCGTACACGTCGGACAGACCCGGGCACTCGTGAGGGCACATCAGGTGCCACTCCTCGTCCTTCTCGACCTTCTCCATGAAGAGGTCTGGAACCCACATGGCCGTGAAGAGGTCGCGACAACGCATCTCCTCGTCGCCCTGGTTGAGGCGCAGCTCCAGGAACTCCATGACGTCCGCATGCCACGGCTCCAGGTAGATGGCGAAGGAGCCCTTGCGCTTCCCGCCACCTTGGTTGACGTACCGAGCCGTGTTGTTGAAGACGCGGAGCATAGGCACGATACCGTCAGCCACGCCGTTCGTGCCCTTGATAGGAGTGCCGTTCGCCCGGATGTTCGAGCAGTGGATACCTATGCCGCCCGACCACTTGGAGATGTGCGCACACTCCTTGAGCGTCTCGTAGATGCCCTCGATGCTGTCATCCTTCATAGCCACCAGGAAGCAGCTCGAGAGCTGCGGATGGTTTGTACCGGCGTTGAAGAGTGTCGGCGTCGCGTGTGTAAAATGCTTGAGGGACATGTGGTTATAGGTCTCCCGGACGCGGCGGAGACACTCCGTTGTCTCCGTCCCGTGTATGCCGACCGCGACGCGCATGAACATGTACTGGGGCGTCTCGCCAACGTTCAGGTAACCACGTTGAAGCGTCTTGATTCCAAAGTACCCAAAGTCATAGTCGCGCTTCGTATCGATCCACGCATCCATCTCGAGACTCAGGCACTTCATGAAATAGTCACTGACGATGCCCTTGGCGTGTAGAGCGACCATGGCATCGCTAAAAGTCTTGGGACAATTCTTCTGAAGATTCGAGACGGTGACGCGCATTGCCAAAGTCTCGTAGTCGGGATGTTCCGTGATCATAGCAACGGCCACTTCGGCCGTCAGGTTATCGATTTCCGATGTGGAGATCCCATCATACATGCTCTGGAAAACCTTCTGGGCCACCTTATCCGGCTGGACGTTCAGGGGCTCGAACTCCGGAGCCTGATTTAGTTTTGAAATTCGCTTGGTCACCTTGTCGAAGAGCATCTCGACCACATCTCCCGACCTCTTGACAACCTTCATTGTGTAATAAGCGTCGGCTTTTTTTATCCTCGTCTAACATCAAATGAGCACCCGTCTGCTCCCTACGCCCCTCACGGATGCTTTCTTTTCCGATTTCAACCGTGAGCAGATTCACAACATGATTATCGACTCGGTCCAGGCCAAGACGGGCGTGAAAATAGAGCGTCAGAATGATGCGGACCTACAGGCTCTCATGAAGCGTGTCTACACGAACATGGCTCGTGACCCTTACAGCGACGTGCGTGGGCAGGTGGACGCCATGAACAAACAAACCGTCAAGGAGGCGACAGCCACCGTCACGACTGGCGTCCTCCAGCAGCTCGTGTACCTGCGTGACATCTCCTCGAACCCCGTGCCCATGGCCGCTCCCGTCAGCACCAGCACGTATGGAAATAAAATGCCATACAACAGCAAGATTGCGTTCTAGATGCGCTCCCTAGATGACATCCTGATAGGTTTCTTCATATTCTTTGCAATTGACCGTGCTATTAGACTCTTCAGTAACGCGGTCGTAGAGCCTTGGGCTCGGACCAAGACGGGCGACGAGCACAGGGTGGAAAACTGGAAATTAGGTACAGAATTCCTTTTACTTTTGGCCGCCGTCTTTGTCGTCTTCAAGATGCGCCGTTTCATAGGGCGCCTGAACAAAGCTTAGAGACGTCAAGACCTTGATTTACAATGAATAGGTTTCGTGATGAAACTGCTGAGCTGTGCAAACAGAAAGGGTGGGACAAAGCTCCAGTAAGCATCGTATGGATGTTACTGAACGAGGAGATGGGTGAACTAGCCTCGAGTATTAGACAGAACCAAAGGATATACAAAAAGACGGGACTCAAGAAGGACAGAGGGACTGACATAATGATGGAGATGGGTGACGTGTTCAGTTATCTTTTCCAGTTGGCCCATATGTTGAACGTGGACATGGACACGATGTGGGAACTTCACCGACAAAAGGTCCAGACAAAAGTTTATGCTAAAAATAATGTAAGCGTATGTTAAGATGGCTACGGCCGCTATGGCGTGTGATGACCTGAGCATCAATCGCTTCAACCCATACACGTGGTCCGGAACCTTCGGTGTTTACTCCGATGGGTTCCCGAGCACGATTCCTATCGACGGTTCGTACACCACTGAAATTAGCGAGGAGCCCACTGTTTACATGGATCCTCTTGCCGGTACCGCGGACCCTAACATGAACCTGGCAGGCCCTATGTACTTAAAGACGGCTCAGACCAGCCCCGCACCTTTCCGTGGTTTCCCAGCGCGCAAGAACGAGTTCCCAGACGGTACTGTGACGTGGATGCGCCCAGGGCAGCCATGGAGCTGGATGGGTGGCCACCGCGCAGCCGATGACACGTGGACGGCGCGCATCGGTGGTCAGGACCTCTTAATTTGGCTCGTTCTCATAGCTCTGGTCGTGTACCTGTTTTCACGCCTCAAAAAGTAGAAACCTTGGGCGCCACCACCTTGACTAATTTCTTGGCTAAATTCTCTTTTTCAATTTTCGACCGTTCATCCAGCTTGGGGCAAAAATGAACCTCCAGCTGGATGCACTTGGCACAAAAGTTTCCGGTGCACTCACGACACTTGAGGAACCTGTTCTTGTGCGGGCACTTGGGTGGTTCAGGCTTGGGTCCAAACACATCCATATACGCCTCTTCAGGACTTCTCATCTATTACTAACTCACAAGCAATTTCATTCTTAAACTGTAGAGGCTCGTCATCGACCAACTCACATAGTCCCTGGGCGCGGCCCTTGACGATGCGGTCCCAGACCTCTTTCATGGCTGGCAGGTTCTTTTGGAACCACTCACGGTCACGCTTGACGCGGACAACCACAAACTCTTCAGCCTTTTTTGGTACAGTGCCTTCGGCACTGGCTGGTCTATACTGAATAAAGTCGCACTCTTCAAGGTCCGTAATCTCAAGCTGAAGCTGAACTTGGGGCCAATAGTGCTTTGGGACCTTGGGCTCGATCTTGCGAGTCAGAGGGCATTTTATCTCGATCAAGAGCCCATCCTCGGTGACACCATCAGGCGAGGCTCCGAGCCACTCGTACTGACGGTGCTGAACCAACCCAATCTCATGAGACTTGCGCCCGGTCCGTTGGTCATACAGGTCCCTGACGAGCGGCTCGAGTGCTGTACCGTGCGCAGTAGCTGCGTTTCCGGCCCACTTGGTCCTGAGCACCTTTTTCTTCACGAGCGAATCGGGGGTTTCAAAGTGGTTTTCACCAAGGGCACTTGCCACGTCACTTGCCGTGATCATCTGATCACGGAGTGCTAACCATTCCTCCGATCTTTGTTCGGCGTATTCAGCCGCAAGGAGCTCCTTGGCCCTCTCCACTACGCTCACGCTTCGGAGGTCCATTCTTGTTCTTAAATCGAGGGTCCGTCTTAAGTACAATTTCGGCCGCATTCTGCTCAGCCTGTTTCTTTGTGAGTGCGAAACCCGCTCCACATTCCATGCCATCGACTATCACCGTGATGAAAAACTGGCCATTCGTCTGACCGTCCACGCGATACTCTGGAAGGGGATACTTGAGAGCCTGACACCAACGCATGAGCTGGTCCTTGTAGTTGTCATCGACTAGCGAGGTTTTCACTTTAGTAAAAACATCGAGCACAAACTGTTTGGCGTGAACCATCCCAAGGTCAAGGTAGATGGCTCCTACAAGAGCCTCGAAGACGTCCTCCATGATGTGCTCATTGTTGTTCCAGCCGTTTCGCTCACCCTTTTCATCCATCAAAATCAGCTTGTCGAGTCCAAGTGTCTTTGAGATTTCGCAGAGGGTCTTACCCCGGACCATCTTCGTCCGGGCCTTGGTCAAAAACCCCTCCTGATGCTTTTCATATTGGTCAAATAGATGTTTTGTGATTATAAATCCAAGGACAGAATCGCCCATAAACTCCAAAGTTTCGTACGAACCAGTCAGTCCTGAGTAGCGCTTCAGTGCTGACTTGTGCGTAAAGGCCCGGCGATACAAATTTAGATCCTTAATTTTCGTCCCGACTAGAGCGTTCAGGGTTTCACGTGAAAGCTCGGGTGGGGAGACGGACTCCATTTTGTTTTGTATTACATTACACTCAGACTTTTAAGCCTCTGAGACCGAGTCCGAAGCTCCGCTTCGCGACTGGAACTCGGACTCAGGCAATCGGACAACCTAAGCAGATGGCTTGGCCACCTTTGGGCGAAGCTTCTTCTCCTTGGGGGGAGCGTCAGCAGCCTCGGTCGCGGGTGCCTTCTTCTCACGTGGCTTCTTCTCGGTCACCTCCTTGATGTAGTGGGGGTTGATGTACTTCTGGATGTTCAGGAAGGTGATCTGAGTGCCCTCTGGTGGCTGCAGCAGGTCCTTCAGGGTCGCATCCAGGCTGATGTTCTGACCCGCCTTCAGGCCCTTCTCGGTCACGTAGGTGTTGATACGAGCAGTCACCTGAGACCGCGAGATCTTCTCATCAGCCGCCAGACCCAGGAAGGTGCGCAGCTTGTCCGTCACGTTCAGGGGCTTGTTGAAGCCGTTGTTCTGGGAACGGGCAGCCTGCTTCTCACCCGTTGGGTCCTCAAAGTGCTGGCGAATCTTGCGGATATCCTTGCGCAGAGCCTTCAGCTCCTTGGCGAGCAGCTCGAGGGTAACTGGAGCATCGGGGGTGGTGGCCATTTCTACTCTACACACGAGGCCCATCTTTAAGCCAGGGATGCGATGGTCAAAAACACGATGAGCAACATCAAAAGCGGAATCATCATTCGCTCCCAGACCGTCTGATACCGCGTGTCAGGCGGTTCATAGTCTGAAGCCCCTTTAGCCCTGGTGGGTTCGTCACTCGTGACCAAGTTCACGCCAAATCCAGGGGGCAGTGCCGTCCCAGACGATGCTCGAAATTCGTTCTGAAATTGAAGAATAGAAGGTACGTCTGGGTTGGTGTTGCATCGTGGAACGCAACATCCTGAATCACATGGAGTCACCAGGCCGTTCTGGCGGTTTATGTAGGCGCACACCTGTGACCCAGGATCGACCGGGTTCGAGAGGCACTGACACCCTTTGCCGATCAGGTCGGAAGAGCAGTAACTCATCTACTATTAAAGAGGAAATTAGTTCCTAATATAAATGGAGTACGCGACGCCTCAGAAGCTTCCAGACGGCCGTTACTTTCTGAAGATTACTGGGGCCCGTCATCAGGTGAACGGTCTGATTCTCCAGGACTCCCTTGCGTCCAAGTCAGTCAACTTCAAGACTGAGTCTAAAATTTTCTCCGAAATTGATGAGCAGATCTTGGCTCAGGCCAAGCAGTCCAAGCAGGAGTGGTTTGGCAAGGACCTGAGCGACGAGACCATCCAGAACGCATGGCAGGAGAGCGTGACTGACGGCGTTCTGGGCGCCTCTCTGGCAACCGTCAAGGGTCAGGTGGTGACTGTGGCTTTTGACACGCGCAAGAATCCAGTGGAGCTCCAGGACATTCAGCCCGAGACGTCGTGTGATGTGGTCCTCGAGCTGTCAGGTCTCTGGTTCCTGAAAAAGTCATTCGGTCCCATCTGGCGCGTGCTCCAGGTGCGCGTCCGCGCCCCTCCCAAGGCTCCAGAGTTTCCCAAGGATTATCTTTTCTCTGACGAGCCAGCCGACGAGGTCGAGGACGACCCGGCGGACTACCTGGATTAGTCCCAGTTCCGTAGGAACTGTCCTCCCCAGTCCCAGGGTCCAGCCCGTCCTTCCCACCCAAGTCCTTCGGACTTGACCTTTGAGCCCAAAAAAATTATTGGTAACTTATAATAATATGGATCGCAAGGGACTGGCAATTCTTTTCCTTCTGGCCGTCATCCTTTTCCTGCTGTTCGCCCCCAAGGTCAGTGGCTTCCACCCGGCCAAGAACGGCGGTATCAGCGGCTCGAATCTGGACTCGTCGATGGCCGCCGCCCCAGCCGCCACTTCGTACGAGGGCGGTGCTGACGTGTCGTCCGCCAGCCTGATCCCCCGCGAGGTGGTTCAGACCGAGGACTTTGGTCAGTTCAGCCCAGACAAGATCATGTCGGGCCAGAACTACCTGGACCCACGCAGCCAGATTGGCTACCCAGAGACTGTCGGCGGCGTTCTGCGCAACGCCAACCAGCAGTTCCGCTCCGAGCCAATCAACCCCCGCACTCCAGTGAGCATCTTTAACCTCAGCACCATTCCCCCAGACACCATGCGCCCCAAGTTTGAGATTTCGCCAGAGTACCAGTGAAGAAACTCGCGAGTTTGTTCCCCGCGTTAGCTTCGCTTAAATAAGTGCTTTATATTTAGTAGAAAATGGACTTTAAACAGGCAATGACTGAGTGGGTCGCCCTCAAGGCCCAGTTGGCCGCAGCTCGCAAAGATCTCAGCGTTCTCAACAAGCGCGAGAAGGATCTTCGCCAGTTTGTGACGAAGGAAATGAAAGAACGGGAAATTGATACCGTAAAGGTCCAGGACAAGGTCAAGGTGAATTTCAAAACGAAAAAGACCAAGGCACCAATCACCAAGGATGTCATCAAGAAGGGTCTGAACACCTTTTTCGGTGGTAACGAGGCTCAGGTCGAGGGTGCGTTTCAGGCTATTCTGGACGCTGCGCCCGTCAAGGAGACGGACGGTGTCATGGTCACAGGCCTCAAGTCGGTCCTCGAGGCTTAGAGCGTTGGGACGTTTATAATTCAAGACCAAAAATGGGTATCAACGATGAGTACTCGCGTGACGCGTACAATTACGACCTCGCGTACGACTCTGATGGATCGGACGAATTCGATCCCGAACTCCATCCAGAAGACTGGCAGGATATGTACTCCCAGGAACTCCTCGATGGTTGGATGAAGATCCGCGACTACATAGAAGAGCGATATCTCGAGATCTGGGCAAAGTTCCCCGACTTTGTGGACTTGGTGCTTCACTCGGGCCGTTGGTACAGTGCCGAGCCGCAGAACGAGCACCACGAGGCCATGTGGAACCTGATTTCCAATTTGCCCGTCATTCGTGACCGTGTTCAGGCAGAGAACTTTTACGGGTGGGCAAAAAATTATATGAGTGAATTGTAACAATGTTCGACGTTACCGGCCCCAAGGTTCTCGTTCCTGCCATCCTGTTTGCTCTGCTGAGCCCAGGCCTGCTCCTGGCTCTGCCACGGGGCGCTGGTCTGCTGGTTCAGGCGGTGGTTCACGCCCTGGTCCTGACCTTCGTCTACTGGGCGATCGCCAAGTTTGTGCTGAAGATCAGCCTGACCCAGGCCGACCTGGTCGTGCCAGCCGTCCTGTTCGTTCTGCTGACCCCAGGCCTGGTGCTGACCATCCCACCAAAGAACGGTGGTCTGTTCATGTCCCGTCAGACTTCCCCAGTGGCCGTGGGTGCCCACACCGTCGTGTTCGCTCTGCTGTTCGCCTACCTGCGCGGCCAGTTCCCCCGCTATTATTAGATTAAAATTGTAGAATGGTCCGGTGCCTCGCCATCGGCCCAGGAGCCATGGGCTTCTTCCTTTATTTAGGAGTCCTTTCAAAACTAAAACAAACCGGTAGACTCGAGGGGCTTGAGGAAATCTCAGGGGCCTCAGCCGGGGGCCTTTTGGCCTTTCTGTTTCTCGCGACGAAAGGGGATCTTCCCAAGATCCTCGACTATGCTCTCACCGTACCCGTGAAACAGATTATGAAACCAAATTTGAAAAACTTTATGAAGAGCTATGGCCTCGTGCCCCCCACCAAGATTCGAAAGGTTCTGTCCGAGGCCTGTATGAAATTCATGAACCGTCCCGACGTCACGTTCGAGGAGCTCTATGCATGGCACCCCATAAAGTTCCACGTGAGTGCTTACTGTGTGGACTTGATGAAGACCGACTATTTTTCTGTGAATTCAACTCCAAAATTGAGTGTCCTCGACGTGGTCAGCGCGACCATCGCAATTCCTTTTCTATTTTCAACTGTAAAAATCGGGGAGTGGACGTACATAGACGGCGGTGCGGCCGAGACGACGCCTTCTGGCCCGTTTTTGGGAAGGAGCGGGGAGGTCCTCGCGATGAAACTCGGATGGTCGAGGCCGTCGCCGGTCACGGACCTCAAGTCTTACGCCACAGGGATTTTGTATTCTACTATGAAATTGAGAGCCGTGTATGAGGTGCCTACACTGGATCTGGACCTGGGAGACTCTGACGTGTTTGATTTCGGTGCGTCAAATGACGGGAAGCTCAGGATGTTTATGAAGGGCCTGGCCACAAACTTTTCTTAGTAAATAAAAACAAAATGCGTTCCATAATGCGATCGGGATATACCCAGCGTCGGACCCGCAAGGTGATCCGGGTCAAGCGCAAGGACGGGACGTCCTACTCGTACGTCCGCAAGGCGGGTGTGAGCCGCGTCCGCGCCGCACCCATTCCAGACGTGGGCGCGGCCGGCAAGGGCCCCAAGCTCATCGGTAGCCTCAAGGGTGGTATGCTCACCAAGTACGGTTACCACCCGGTCGAGGCGAAGACCAACCGCCACAAGGCGCTCAGCATGGGCATCAGCAAGGGTGAGAAGCCCCTGGCGGTCATGCGCCGTCTGGTCGCCATCAGCACCCTGACCAAGCGGACCCTGCCCCGCGCGTCCCGCATCTACAAGCAGGACGCCATGTGGATCCGCAGCAAGTACGCCAAGTCTTTCGGGCGTCGTTAATTTCTATGTAAATGTTAATGAGCGGCCTAAGCCTAGAAGAATATTTAAAAAAGAGTCGTGAAGCTGCGATAGGCGGTGTTTTGCCCAATGAGTACGGTAGGCTTCGTAGAAAGAGTATGGTTGTTCTCACCCCAACGGTGGAGGGTTTCACCAACTATATACCAGCAGGATGGCGCCGAGTTCCCGGTACGCGTAATCTCATAAGAGGGAATGGTAAATCAGCGTTTAATAGAGGCGTCATCGTCGCCAACGTTGGTAACGTCTATGGCCTGGTGCCGGTTCCCCGCAGCAATTTTGGCAATATGCAACCAGGGACGTACACACGGAGAGGCAACGAACTTGTGAGAATGCCCAGTACTTCTAGAAGACCAAATACCGTTCCTCCTCCCCCGCCCCCGCCAAATAATAGTCTTCTCCCATGGGGTGGCAAAGGAAAAAGAGTAGTGCGCCCACGCCCATTGGCTCCCGCGGAATCTGTTGGTGAGAGTAATTGGCCACCTCCCCCTAACAAGCCCAAGCCCCCTAACCAACCCAAGCCTCCTAACCAGCCAAGGCGCTCCGTGTGGCAGGCGGTGACAGGTCTCGTCCCCGACTTCACACCGCGCATGTCCGCCGCGGCCAACAGACCTCGACAGGTTAACTATGTCCCTCAACGAGCAAGTAAGACGTTGGAAGAGATGGCAGAAGAGTCTAGACGGCAATCGGCACGGGAACAAGAGGCGCAGTACGCGGCGGGAAGTTCGCGTTTGTATTATGCAATGGAGGAGGCACGTCAGCGCGCCGAGGCGCAGGCGGCAGCAGAAGCAGAAGAAGCGGCGCGTGCGCGGGCGGCGGCAAAGGCGACGAGGCGCGCCTACGCCGAGAGCGAGGCATATTGGGAAAAGCTAAGATGGGAAAAGAAAGTGAATGACATGAGAATCGAAGCAGAAGAAAGAGAAAAAAAAAGAAAACAAGGAATGATAGAACATGGGTTAGAAGTACTAAAAAAACATCATGGCATTGACGGCATGATGGGGGATATGGACAAAGCCATTTCAAAGTTAGAGGAGAACTATCCGAAATGGAAAGATGCGATTACTCGGCTCAAGCCCTGGCTAAACTTCAGTTCAAAAGGTGAGTTTAAAGATTATGAAGAAGAATTGCGCCGGTTTCGAACTTTATATAATGAGGCTCGGCAATATTATCCTGATTTGAAATCCATGAAGTTGAACACGGCCAATAATATAAAAAACAATGACAAATTTTATAAATTTTTACACACATACAAAATACTTACCCAGGTCGTTACTTCATTTCCAGAAAGGTACTCCAACCTAAAAGAAAGAATAAATGGATGGTTGGCCAATGAAAAATGGACCCAGAATAGAAGAGAGGCCAGGAGGAAACACCAGGAAGAAGCTAATAGAGTTCTAGCCGAAATTGAAAAACAACGTAAACAGATGGAGGAGGCTCGTTTAAAGGCGGCCGAGTTCGGATATGAGATGCGGTACGCTGCTAAAATGAAACGCAAGAGCCGAACGAACTCGAAAGTTTTACAGTGGGCTTCACGGGCCAAGGCTCGGGTTAAAAACACCCAGAAGGCAAGAGAGAACGCCCAGAAAGCTTACGAAAAAGCCCAAGAGAATGCACAGAAAGAAAGAGAGAACGCCCAGAAAGCTTACGAAAAAGCCCAAGAGAATGCACAGAAAGAAAGAGAGAACGCCCAGAAAGCTTACGAAAAAGCCCAAGAGAATGCACAGAAAGAAAGAGAGAAAGCAGTAGAGGCTGCTCGGAAAGTGAGAGAGAACTACCAAGCAGCGATAAATAATGGAGGCTTTCATACAATGATGTCTAAAGTCTTGAAACAAGCGGGTTTCGGACAAATTGTACGTGAACAAGTTGTAAACAAACAGTTGAACGCCAAGAGAGCCGAATATGAATTTGCAAAGAAAGTTTATTCGAATATGGTGAAGACGCGTAACCAAGATAAGAACAGGGCCCAAGCAGGTGATCCGTGGTCTAGAACTATTTTACGCAAGGTTAATGGAGTTAATTCACGTGCGCGTAATGTTGCTAACGCACATATTGGAAAGAATAGGAAGTTGTGGTTGAAGTATAAGGTTGGCGTCCCTTCGGCTGTATCTGAATGGCAAAAAGCGTATGATGACTATATAAAGGCGCACAAAGAAGAATTAACTTATAAAAGTATAAACGAGGCAATCGAACGCCAAGCCAAACAAGTCGAGAATTTAGAAAAAGCCTTCTTGGCCGCTGAGAAAAATGCCAGAGCCAAGGCAAACGCCAAAGCTATGGAGAACGCAAAGGCCAGAGCGAAGGCACAGGAAAAGCAAATTCTTAATGAGGCGGCTTTCTATAAAGCCTATAACGAAGCACGTAGAAAAGAGAGAATAAACCGTGCAAAGGCGGCGATGCTCACGTTTCTGCCTAACCCCAAAAATAGGGAGAATGCCGCCAAGGCCGCCACCAAGATAAAAGCCGCTTTCAAAGGATTTAAGGTTCGGAAAAATCTAGAGGCTGCCAAGGCGGCGCAGCGGCGCGCAGAACTCGAGAAACGGGTCACTCGTGTCGAGGCGGCTGCGAACGCAAAGGCGGCTGCGAACGCAAAGGCGGCTGCGAACGCAAAGGCGGCTGCGAACGCCAAAGCCAAGGCGAACGCTGCACGTCAAGCCGAGATCAAAGCTACCAGAGAGGCCGCTGAGACAGCGAAAATGGCCAAGGCGAACGCCAAAGCCAAGGCGAACGCAAAGGCAGTGGCGAACGCAAAGGCGGCCCGTCAGCGAGAGGCAAAGGCAAAAGCGAACGAGAATGCCAGGAAGGCCGCTGAGACGGTGAAAATGGCCAAGGCGAACGCAAACGCGAGACGAGCGGCGGAAATGGCCAAAGCGAACGCAAACGCGAAACGAGCGGCGATGATAGCTGAATCTAGAAAGGCTGCAAAAAAGGCGGAAGAGAACCGACGGGTGCGCGAGGCAAAGGCAAAGGAAGAACGAAGACAAAAAGAAATAGAATATCGCCGAGCCCAGAAAGCCCAGAAAGAATGGGAAGTCGCACAGGCGGCCAAGAAGGCGCGTCAAGCGGCGGTTCTACAACAAGTGGCGGCGCGTTCTGGTGGATCGGTGAGGCTGAAATAAAAACGCGTATAACATAAATGGCAAATAACAATGGAAACCGTTCCTTGCCCCCAATGCCACCTGGGCGGAAACTAGGAGGCTCGTCTGAAGCGGCTCTGCTCGCACGTGGGGCTCATCCATACAAGAAAATTTGGTCAAATGTTGTTAAACGCATTAAGACCCCGAGAGTTCAGGAAATTGCGGAAAAGGCGCGCCGTGAATACTTGAACTATATAAATGAAGTGTCTACAAGTATAAAGGCCGCCAAAATAGCTAAAATGAAAATGAACATAAATGCTGCCAAAGCCAGAGAGAACGCATCTATTGAATGGAAAAAACACCGACAAGAACAGAAGAACCGTGAACTGCGAAAACTCAAGAACACCTTGAAGGCCAACAGAAATCTTATTACTGATCCAAATTTACAAAAACTTTACAATGGCTCGGCTAGTTTTTGGATTAAACAACTTTTCAATCGCGAGTTTAATAGAGGATATATACCAGGAGTAAACCGCAATGAGCACAACAGGAACATGGAAAAAATAAAAAAGCAGTTGGCTGAAATTATGGAAATTAACAAACAAATGAAAAAAGAGACTAATGCGGCTATAAAAATCCAGAAGGCTGCCAGGGCTATGTTAGAAAGAAAAAGACTGAACAATGAAAAGAAAGAGAAGGCTGCTCGTATTGCTCGGGAAGCGGCCCGTGCGGCAATGATACGCGAGAGAAACCGTACAAGACTTTCTGGTAAAGGAAGAGCAAACTACAATTACGAAACTGTTAGAGCCACGAATATTCTTCGCCAAGAGCAACGTGTCAAGAACGCTCAGGCGAGGGCCGCGCTAAAAGCAGCCGTGAAAGCAGCCATGGCACCCAGACGCTTGAACACTAAAGAAGAATCTAGAAACGCAGCAGCCGTTAACGAAGCTCTTAACAACCTCATCAACGCCCTCCCTTCAAACATTGCTCGTGAACGTTGGCAAAACGCCAAGCGTCAGCTTATTAACGCTAGAAGACAAAATAATAAGGCAGTTAATGAAGTTTTGCGTAACATTCTCAATAACGTATCTTCCAACTAAACCCACTCAACAGGGTCCCAAATCCCATGAATAGCGGGACCTATAGGAAAAAACGGTTCAATTGACCACTCACCCGTGTGACTCAGCAGGTCCATGAGGATATGAAAAGCATAGATAGACCTGGCCCTTGAATTTGGGATCAAAATCAAGAGCCATAAAGAGTGTGGGAACTTATAGAAAAATGTATATGACGTCCAGTCTTTTATCTCCCGCCAGGGCGTGTTTGGGTCCACGAAAGCCCCCCCGGGTGACAAAAAAAGTGCCATTGGGAGGTCAGGTGCTATGGCCCAAAACGCATCCTCTAGACTCAACCTTCCGAAATAGGCCCTTGTTGTCGCCAAGTGTCCAAGCCAGAACATCCCTACTTAGAAGTAATTTTAATTCAAGAATCATGGAACACACACTCAGGGACGTGGCCCGTGACATCTGGTCGTCCCTTGGGCCGGGTTACTCAGAGTCTGTGTACCACTGTGCTTTTGAGGTGGCTCTACGGAACCGCCTCGTGAATTACGAGACCGAGCGCATCGTCCCCGTATTCTACGCCGGTCAGAACGTCGGGCACCTACGGGCCGACCTCATCGTCGACCGCAAGTACGTCATAGAGCTCAAGTCGGTAAGTAAGCTCAATGAGACTTACCGAATTCAGACCCAGAACTATTTAAACCTTTTAGGTTTAAATGTGGGCTACCTCATCAACTTCCCGGACAAGAGGGGCAACTTCGAGTTTGAGGTCATCGCACGTGACAAGCCCATCGAGCCCACCCCTGACCAGATCGACTGCTAGTTTGTGGTTATATGTTCCCACTGTAATTCGTTACAAATTTTCTTCCATATTTGGTCTTGTACGTAGAGCTTCTCGCGACTCTTGAGCAGTGGAAAGCACGGCAAGTACTCGTCATGTTCGAGCAATTCGCACATCTTATAAAGCACAAAAGAGTAAGACAAAAAGTTCTTTCTGTTTCCTGGTTTATGTTTCTCAAAAGGAGCTTGTATTTTGTGGAACATAAGCCGGAGCTTATCCTCGAGCGCCTGAGGCATTGTAGGGGGCTGGATACCGTTCAGAATCGTAGATATGTACGGAACGTGCTCGTAGTACTTGGCCCAGCCTAGCTTTTTTAATAGGGTCTTGACCTTTTCGTGAGTAATCTCCGAGAGGTCCTTTATCTTTTGCTTTTTGAACTCGGCCCTGAGCTGTTCTATGACCGCCTCAGGGACGCTCGTGGACTCTTTGGCCTGAAACTGGCTTATCCACTCGTTAAAATGATTCTCGCGTTTGTAGCTATAAACGACATTCTTCTCCATCTCTTGCTCCTCCTTGAACCCCACCTCGTTACACAGCACCGTGTCTATTACTCCGCAGTTTGAACACGACTCTTCGCTCTGGACGTCATCGAATATTCTAGAAAACATAGCCCCACAGCCTCTACATGGTTTCAGGTGGTCCTCGGACGCACGGGCCGTCGTCGCATCCACGTGACCCTCCACCTCGGTCATGTACCGCTTGTAAATGTCCTGGCGCTGGACACCCTTGCGTGAAGCCACCTTTAAATTCAAAACATGTTTGGTACTCACCTCTTCAGAAACTTCTGAAGTGTATTCCTTTATTATAGGAACACAGTCTAGAAGATACTCGGCCAGTTCAGCCTCGGTTCGACACCCTTGGACCCTTTCGTTGAACCGCGCTTCCATTACCGTCAAGTGCTCTTATTGTTTAAGGATCAATTTTTGGCGCCAAATAGAACTTCAGATCTCCCAAATTAGCAATCGTGTATCTGAATATAATTGGCATGTTCTCATTCTCAGAGTCCTGCATGAGCTGGACGCTCGAGCACATATTGGTCGCCTTTGTGAACAAGTTGATGTACTTGAGGCTGAAGGTGTTGCCCGTGCGCTTCACTGGAGGGTCTGGGAACTCGATGCTCGTCATCTGATCCGCAAAGTCCCCCTTGCAACTCAGGACCAGCTTCTGACCCTCTCGGACGATGTCCATCTCTACAGCCAGGTTACCCATATCACGGGTGATGCGCTGAAAGTCCACAGATGGCAGGGTGGTTACGACGTTCATGTGAATGTCAGGGAACTCGATGATGTCCTCGTTAATGTCCAGCAATTTTAGACGAAATTTAGTGGAAGATTTCTTGACGGGATTCTCGATCAAGAGGTCCATATAGTCGCGGCCCGTGATACTGATATCCAGGGTATCCTGACCCGACACGCTCTTGAGCAGCTTGTAGACGTTCGCCATGTTCAGACCGGCCGTCACATCCGTGGAACACTCGTACTCCTCAAAGTTGTCAGCCCCTAGACTCATATGCACGAGCGTGACCCGTGCCGTATCCAGTGTCAGAATGTGGATTCCACTGGCCGTGAAATACACATTGACGTCATTAATGATATCCTTGAGCACTTCAAAGACCGACTTCAGGGCCGAAGCCTGAATCGTCTTCAAGTGCATTCTTGAATTCAAAGGTTTACAAATCTTTAACGCTGTCCAGCTTTCTGATAAGCATCCTGAACGTCTCCTCCAATTCTCGCCTCTAATTCAGGAGTCAGGCGGGGCTGGAGCGACTCGCCGTACCGATCAAACTCGAACATTCCAGGGGTGTCTGTACCATCTAGGTTGGCTCCTACACCCGAGTCCCATGATTCAAAATCACATGGGACCATGGACTCGAGCCACGCCTGGACCTCCTTACCCACGAGCATCTTCCCGTCGTTCGTCACGAGGGTCGGGACGCGCGTGATTTTGTTCGACGGGATGCCCTGGTCATTTATGTTCCAAAATCTGACAATCTCAAGGAGAGCCGGTTGAGTCTTGATGTATCCGAGTATTTCCTGAGACCACTTGCACTTGTCTGAATAGACCAGCAAGGCCATTTGAATTTACAGAGTTTTTTTCATCGAATCTTTTTTCGCAGCAAATGGTAATATGAAGGACCTGATCATTCTGCTGTTAGGACTTATCATAGGTTTTTTGATTTGGAACGGTCGTCAGGTGGAGCGTTACGGAACGTCCCCGGCCCCTGGTCCCATGGGCCCCTCCGACGCCCCCGTGTCTCCTGACGTGACACAGGTTATCCTCGAGGCGATCCAGAAGAGTGCGGGGTATCCCCTCGAGACTCTGTACATCAAGAACATCGGGGACAATACGTACGATGCCCGCTTCATGTTCTTTAATACCGAAAACTACTTCGGTACACAGTACGACGTCAAGGCGCAGGTGACGCCCAACGGTTCCGTGAACATCATCAGCAAGTCTGAAACCGCCACGACCGGTGACGCCGAGAACCCAGCATACGTTCCAGACAAGTACCAGCCCTATGAGATGATCGAGGCTAACCTGGACCGTCAGCTCCAAGATGCGCTCAAGGCGAACAAGGGAACCCCTGGCGGTCTCATAGGCACGCCACGTGAACTGGCCAGTGGCGCCCCGGCCCCCGCGCCAGGACCTGCGCCATCTTATAGAATGTAAATACTAGATGGAAAGGGCCCCAGTTCCTTCAGCCAAGGATATAGTGGCGGCTGAAAAGAAGAGAGCTTCTGCGAAAAAGGAATACTACAAGGCTTTACTTGAGCAATTTTCAAGGAAAATTAAACACTCCGTCGAACTCGGAAAGAGGGACGCGATCGTGACCGTCCCCACATTTTTGGTGGGTTACCCACGATACGACCTGGCTGCGACGGTCGTCTACATGTCCAGACAATTAGGGCGGCTCGGATACAAAGTGGAACTCATAGGACCCCTTGACCTCAAGGTGACCTGGAGAAACACGAAACCAGAAGAGGACACGGAGGCTGAAATTTCAGAACCAAATGTGTTTCTGCCGAGCCTCGTGAATCTTCAAAAGACGGCTCAGAAGCTGCGTGTTACTAAAAAAGGATAAGTGCGGCTGGTATTGGCAAATAAATACTACGCATTTACCAAAGCAGCATGGACATCCTCAACGAGTCCGAGCGCCGATTTACCAAGAAACTTTGTGACGCCATGATTCCCGTGATGATTGAGGCATTCTGGGAAATATGGCTCGAGGCCAAGAAAGAGTCCCAGGGCAAAAACACGCCCCGCGTCTTCCAGGAGCTCCTTCGAGGCGTCAAGACCTGGAACTCTTCAATTTCACTCAAAAATACAGAGGCCATCGTCAAGAACCAGCCCCTGTTCCCCAACCTCTTGGCGGCCGTCTTTGTGATCCACGTCAAGATTCTGAGCGCCATCCGGACCGACAAAAAGTCCAAGAAGATTTCGATAAAACTCCCCGCAAACGACGTCTTCGTCCAGCGGTGCTACGAGGCGTGTGCCAAGGACCTCTACGAGAGCCCTTACATAATCGTCGAAGACCATACCGAGGCTGAACGCAACGAGGACCTTCACAAGCGTTTCCACAAGCACATCTGTTTAGTGATTGAGGACCTCGTGCCGACGGCTGAAATTCTCAACACGTATCTGCCCCTCCCCGAATCGGGTGGGGACCTCGACATGAATCAGGACGAAGAGGACCCCGAGCAGGACGACGAGGTCCCTGAAATTGGCGGAGGGGACGAAGAGGACCAAGAGCTCGACGCCATGCCCACCTCGAACGACGCCGCGGGAACTGCAGGGGGTGGCGACACGGGTATGGAGATTGGTAAGACTCCAGGAGGCGTGGACACGGTCGTGACCGCCTCAAACGGCCTCACACCTCCCAGTGTACCCGGGACCACGCCGGCTCTCCCAGAGCAGACCCTGTTTGACGACGCCCCGACCAAGGTTCAGAAGCTCGGCGCGTGAGGAATCGAGCTAAATAACATCTTGGAAATTACTAGATGGAACACTACTTCAGAGAGCCCTTCAGTGCCGCCATCATCGCTGCAGCCGCCGTCATGGCTTACGTGTTTATCAAGGCCAAGATGAACAACGAGGGAAAGCTTAAAAACTCCGATTATTTCAAGAATGCTTTCCTGGTCGGTCTTTTGGTTTACTTTATCATCAGCCAGGGCCAAGGGTCGCACGAGCCAATTATGAAGGAACCTTTTTAACTTAAGGAAAAGGTTCTATTTTAAATGTAAATGACCACCCTCGCTGCGTTTAACGAGATGATGGGTCAGTTTATCGGTGAACTCGCGCAGACTTTCCCCGATGAGCCGAAGATCAAGGAGGTCCAGGCCGCTCCAATGAATCGCGCCACCTTTGACCAGTTTATGAAGGACATCACGCCATGGGTCTCCCAGATGATGGCGAAGGATCCAGCTTTCTTCTGTGAGGCCAACCCCGTTGCGGCAAACCTGAACCTTCACAATGTGTGGACGACCGAGGATTGTACCGAGAACACCAAAGCGGCCATCTGGCAGTATTACCAGACGCTATACATGCTCGGCACGACCATCAACATGTTCCCACCCGAGACGCTGAGTATGATTGAGTCAGCCGCTGAAAATTGCGCCAAAAATATGAAAAAGGCTCCGAACGGTCAGATTGACGAGGCGTCGTTGATGGCCGGTATGAACAACATGCTTTCTCAGATGCTTTCTGGAGGTGGCGGCGGTGCCAACCCATTCGCGGCGATGCTCGGAGGGGCAGGACCTGGACAGCGCCCGGGACAGCCGTCCCGTGCTGTCCCCCCAAAGCCGAAACGCAAGGCGACCAAAAAGATTTCTAAGTAAGTATCAGAATGGACGTGAAAGATATTTTCAAGACGAGTGAACTCATGAACTTTTGGCCAACCGCGCGTCAGTCGGCCAAGCAGCGCGTCGCCTCGACGACCCGCTTTATCCTGTACGCCACCATCGTCGTCTATCTCATCAACCGCGACCCACGCGTGTTTGCCCTTGGCGCGCTGGCCCTCGGCGTCCTTTATTACATGTGGTCCTCGAACCTCATTATGGACGGCCGTCTTCGCCCAGCCTACGCCGACGACCGGGCCTCGAGCCTCTTGCGCGACGAGGTGACCATGCCCACGCTCGACAATCCAATGGCCAACGTGCTTCTGAGCGACTACACGGAGAATCCAGACCGGCCAGGGGCGGCGTGGTACCCAAGCGTCCGCGGTGAAGTCCAGGCGGCGTGGAGTACCATCCATCCTTTCGAGCGTGTTCGTGACGCCGAGCGCAACTTTTACACCACCGCCTCCACAACCATTCCAAACGACCAGAACGCCTTCGCAACCGCCGCCTATGGAAAGCAGTTTGCCCCCATGTGCAAGGACCAGGGTGGCCGGGCATGCGACCCAGACAATTTCTACTTTAATTTCCCAGAGCGTGTACAGATGCGCGCAGGTAACGGACGCTAAGCTTTTTTTCGCAACTAAAATTAAGAATGCCACGTCTTGACGCGGCTCCCGTTATTCTCCAGCCCAACGTTCACATGGGTCCCGCGACCGTCGTGCTCGAGGACCTGGCCGACACCGGCTCGTACCTGCGCGAGCAGACCACCACCGCGTGGAAGAAAAACTGGACCGAGCAGTCCTATGACTTCCCCAACACGTACGTGAACCTCCCACTGCGTACGATGCAGTGGGACCCCATCAGCACGTATGCCGATGATCAGAACACCCGTTTCGTTCAGCGTTACTACAGCGCAAAGAAGTAAAATAAATCCTCCGTAAATACTAATAGATGGAACCCCTCGCTTTGGCCGCAGTTGTGGGTCTTGTGTTTGCCGGTAAGCGCCTCTCGGATGGCTCAGAAGAGTCAGCCGAGCGCAAACCACTGCCAACCACTCGACCAATTACCCGTCGTGATATCGATCTGGCGGCGAACGCCCGTGATCACGCCAAGGATGCTTTTGACCTTCGCGTCATGACCCCTAACCTCGGTCGTCGCATCGGTGATTGGCGTCTTCAGCCAAAAGAGGCGGTCCCGAGCCTCCAGGACATGGCTCCAGATGCGAACCGTTTTCCGTTCGGGCAGCCCATTTACGACCTGAGCAACCGCCAGTACGTGACGAACAAGATGAACAACCTGCAGCCCATCGAGCGCCGCCGTATCGGCCCAGGTCTGGGCGTCGGTGCCAACGTGGACGCCGCGGGTGGTTTCCACCAGTACTTCCGCGTCTTGCCGAACAACATCAACGAGGAGCGCCTCACGACGCTCGAGGGCCGTAACGGACCCGCCGCCTATTTCGTCAAGAATGGCGGAGCCGGTGGAATCGGTGAGGTCACCCACCAGGCCAAGGAGACCAAGGCGTGGCACCGCGACCCGGCTCGTAACCGTGCTCAGGGGCAGGGTGGCGCCATCACCGGTGCCGAGGGTCGCCCAGAGTTCCTCAAGACGGCCCGTACGACCATGCGTGACGAGCAGACGACCCGCGATGACACCCTTTCAATGGGTCCCGCGCAGTACAACGTGTACCAGCCCTATGCCGAGGGTGGGTGCGGTGCGTACACCGACAAGGCTCTGACTCGCAGCAGCGACAATCGCTCGAACCCAGACCGCGCAGGCAACGCGGGTCAGATGAACGTGCGCAACGACCCCGTCAACCAGGTGGGCGCGATGACGAACCTTCGTCCAGAGTCCAAGCCGGTGCCTGTTTCTCACATGAACGGCGCGCGGTTCCAGAACTACCTGGGCCCAGAATTTTACAGATTTGTGGAGAAGAAGGACAAGCTCAACCCTCTGGCATCGTCCAAGTGCCTCGACGTGGCCATCCAGCAGCTCGAGAAAAATCCGGTCGCCCTCCCTCCGTTGTCCGCGGTGTAAAATAATCTAGACCAATTGTAAAATGAGCGGTGGTATCGTTCAACTTGTCGCGACTGGTGCTCAGGACGCTTGGCTGACTGGTAAGCCCGAGGTTTCTTTCTTCCGCTCCAACTACCGGCGTTACACCCACTACGCCAGCTCGGTGGAGCGTCAGGTGATTCAGGGCGCCCCCATCGCCGGCGGCATCTCCACCGTCCGTCTCGAGAAGAAGGGCGACCTGGTCAACTACGTGTACCTGACGGCCCGTGACGGTAACGGCTCCATGTGCCCCATCGTCGACTGGACCAAGGTTATCGACAAGATTGAGCTCATGATCGGCGGCCAGGTGATCGACACCCAGGACGTGACGTACTCGACCGCCATCGAGCCAGTCACTGGCGCCCAGAACTTTAGCCAGCGTCTGCTGAATGGCAACACCGGCACCAACCTGAACCCATCCAACTCACTGAACGCCTTTTACCCCCTGAAGTTCTTCTTCAACAAGGATTGGTCCGTGTCCCTGCCCCTTGTGGCGCTCCAGTTCCACGACGTGGAGCTGCGCATCACCTGGGCTTCGGGTCTGGGCTCGGCGACCGGTTTCAATGCTGCTGCCAACGCCACCAACTACAGCAACCTCCAGTACATCTGCTGGGCCAACTTCACCTACCTGGACCAGGCTGAGCGTGATTTCTTCGCCAACACCGCTCACGACATGCTGATCACCCAGGTCCAGCGCACTATCGTTCTGGGCTCCCAGACCATGCAGGAGCTGGCTCTGGCCCAGCCCGTCAAGTTCCTGGCGTTCACCAGCAACAACTACGCCTCGACCTACGCATCCGACGGTGCCAACTCGGCTCTGGTCAAGGACCACATGCTCAAGACCCAGGTGAACGGCGTGGACGTTGGCGAGTTCCGCCACCTGCCCGCCTTTGTGGACCTTCCCCAGTACTTCAACACTCCATTCGGGTACATTCCCAACGGTGTCAACTCTGGCACCGCCAACGTGGGTATCATCAGCTACTGCCTGGACACCTCCAAGCTCCAGCCCACCGGTACCCTCAACTTCTCCCGTCTGGACACGTATCGTATCGTCGTGCCACCAACCATCACCATCGGCGCCCTCATCAAGAGCACGTACCTGTACGCCGTGTCGTATAACGTGCTGCGTATTCAGAATGGACTCGGAAGCGTACTGTACAGCAATTAAGTAGCGTTTTTGCAGTTTTTTAAAAAATATATAATCACAAGGTTGCATCTTGGTCTCGATGCAGCTCTGGCACTGGGTCTTGCTCATAGGCCTACTGTTTTTGATTACTTACAGCCCGACCACGGGAAATCTCCGTGACTTTTTTGACCCAGAAATATCAGAGGGGCGTCCAGATGGCGACTCCCCGAGGTCCTCGAGAGAGGCACAAAGCAATCGCCATACCCGTCAGCACGATCAATGAAGTTCCCTACTTTCTCATCGTTCACGACAGAAGGTACCGTGAATGGACCTTTGTCACAGGCGGGTGTCGCCGACGCGAGATTTACAACCCACTTCGGTGTGCCGTTCGTGAACTCGAAGAAGAAACACGCGGAATCATAAACCTGAAGAGAGGCTCCTACGCCTACTTCAAGTTTTCGACCGATACCCCAGAGGCTCGGGACGTGGAGGATGGTGTGGACGTCCTCAACCATTACCACGTCTACGTCTTCAGTACCCCAATGACGACTCTAGAACAGAAACACATCGTAAAAAGATTCACGGAAGAAAAGACCAAGATGGAGGACAACTCCGTGCCGTTCCGCAAAAACTATGACGAGAATGACGACTGTAAATTTGAGACGCTTGATTCTATTTCAAAATTACCAAACCTTTGGCCGATGATACGTAAGCACGTCTTGGGTAATCCGGAGTTTCAACAGGCTCTTGCGAACCCCAAGACGCCTTTTAACCTTAGAGTTTGAAGAGGCTGTGAAGTTCCACAAAGATTAATCTTTGATTCAGTTTGTGAATTTCCACAAGATTTTCCAAATCTCTTACGAGCCGCGCTACGCGCGGCCAAATAAGTGCTACGCACTTACTATAGGATGACCCGCTCCAAACTCGAGTTTGCCACCATCCTCGCCACTATGCGTGGTCAGGGTGAGGACCCAGCAAAACTTGCGCAGGACATGTCCCTTCGCAAATTATGTTATGAAATTGAGAAACTCGAGCAGGCAGCCGAAGAGGCGGCCAAGGTCCAAGAGGCTCCTAAAGAACAAGAGCCTCCAAAAAAGCCGCCACGTCAGAAGCACATCCTCTCTTGGCTCCTCGATTCATCGAGTGAGGACGAGTCGTGAGACCGAGACGCGAAGCGGCTCGTGATTGGAAGTAACTATTAGAGAATTTAGTCTCTAAATTGGTAATGTCAATAGATCGTTGGAGGGTCCCTAATGGTCCAGCCACCCACCTCCTCATGTCAGGAGGTATCCTTTCCGTACCCACAGATGAAACCCTAGAATTTTACGGGGCTTGTGTGGATGCGATTAAATCAGGTGCGAAATTGTACGTCGTCGAACAAAAGACTGAACGTTTCAAGTTTTTCGTGGACCTCGACTACAAGTCCCAAGACAAACTGACCGATGAAGACCTTTTTCAATTTTGTTCCATAATTCACAGCGCCTTGGAAACCTCATCCAGGTGTCTCATCGCCAAGGCCCGTCCCAGACCCGTCAGTGAGGGTCTCATCAAATCAGGGGTCCACGTCCACTGGCCGGATCTTGTGGTCACAAGAAATCAGGCTCTTCAATTTCGGACTAAAATTATTTTGAAACTGACCGAGTATTTTGCCTTTGACTGGGACCGCATCATCGACGCGTCAGTCTATGGGGGCTCGGGACTCCGTATGCTCTGGTCCCACAAGAAACCCACAGGCGACCCTTATGTCCCATGGAAGGACCTGGACGGCCACGTGTTTGCCAAGGAGCCTAACGTCGAAACATTGGCCCTCTTTGCCGTCCGTACAGATGACGAAGAGAATCGGGACCAGGAGGTTCTTGAGAACAACGGACCTCTCGAAGAGTACATCCGGCGCGTCCTCGAGGGTCAGAGCCGTACGCACATCAAAAAGGTTCAGAGACACGACCACGACGGCTGGTTCGCTCAGAGCGACTCCAAGTACTGTGAAAGGCTCCAAAAGGAACACAAGTCCAACCACGTGTGGTTTTCTATACGGTCAGGCCGTGTGTCCCAGAGGTGCTTCGACGAGGAGTGCCGCGAGTTCAAGGGCCGGGAACATATTCTCCCTCCATCAATAGTAGAGCAACTCAATGAAGTTGCTATTGTGGGTAGTCCTTCTTGTAGTTTTCTTATGGATTTTCTTCCCGATGGGCCCAGTCGCGCGTTTCAAAAAGTACAAAGAGAAGGTCCACACGTACTCGGGGCTGGACCCAAAGAGCTGGGAAAGATTTTTGACCAATCTCCACGAGTTCGAACAGTTGGTTTCGACGGACCGTCTTGATGAATCCGCCAAGGCTCTGTACGCAGCCATTGAGAACATCAGAGACTTGGCGTTAGGTATAAGACGTGCCGACGACGCCGAACACCAGGAGGACCTGGACACCATAGCTAAAGAGCTGGGATACGAGGGTGAATTCCTCATCAACGAGTACGCCAACGCAAAGGGTATTCAGTTCTTCCCAAAGTACTTAAACGATTCGCTCGTGGACTATCCAGATGTCCGCCCCGACGGTCCCTACCCCAGACTCCGTTCCGACCCCTGAGGTCCCTGCGACTCGCACTCGCTCTGGTCGCATTTCCAAGCCCCCAGAGCGTTACGAGCCCATCGAGCAGGTCGAGGACGATTACGGCGAGGATGATTACGATTCGGACGAGTCGGAGATCAAGACGGACGACGAGGATGACTTTTCCGAAGACGAGGAGGACGACGAAGATGATGCGGACGAAGATGGCAATCTAGATGGATTTGTTGTGCCAGATAAAAGCGAGAGTAGCGACTCTGATAGTGACGACGATGGAAAACCTGCCGTTCCTGTCAAAAAGCGACCAACCGTCCCAGTCAAGAAACGGACCCCCGTCCGAAAGTGATTGGCCAGTACAGGAGCCCCCTCGGAATCGGATGTTTCAGCCAGATTTCGAGGTTCCTCAAAAGAACGATCCCCTTGAATTTTTGAAAAATACAAACCCCGTCGGTCTGATTCTCCTCGGTATTGTTATCGGTGTTCTGATTGTAAGTATGCGGCCTATTGTAATCAATAAATAAGACCTTTACGTGACTAGGTAAAGTGGAGCGTTCCCAGACTTGGCGTCGTTACCAACAAAATCTCCTATAGGGCCCGTGCGTTTCACGCGCACGTCCTCCTGAAGAAAACCCAGCCATGGATTCTCACGAGTCTGATCGGCCGGCTCCATATCTCTGAATACATCAAACTGATTGTCATAGGCGGCAACAGTTTGAGATATTCTTGCAGGCGCGGGTGGGAACCGCTTGTACGCCAGGTACAAAAGGACAAGAACCACCACGACCGCAATCAATTTAAATATCATTTTTATTAGCAAATATTTTAGGCCTAGGCGTCAGGGACCTCCTCTTCCTCGATGATTGGCTCCTTGGTCTTCGCGTCCTCCGCAGCCTTGGTGTCGGCCTCCGCCTTGTCGGCCGCCTCCTGCGCCTCCTTGCGCTTCAGAATCTCGGCCGCCACGCGGATGTCCGCCTTGGCCACCAGCTCCTCCATCGACGCCTCCGGGAACTCCTTCTTCAGGTCCTCGAGCAGGTCGGCCGGGTGGGGAATCGGTGGAACGTCTGGCTTGGTGTAGAACTTGCTGTTCTCGTCGCCAGGCTCGATGAACGGCGTGTCCGAACCCTCGACCGGCTTGGCCATCATGTCGCGCTTACGCTTCTCGAACATGGCGGCGGCAGCCTGCTGGCTCTTCCGGTAGTTGACCATAATCTCCTCGAGCTTCTCGTTCTGGTAATGCACGTCATCAATCTCCTCGCGCTTGGGTGGGATCAGAAGCCACTTGTACATGTCCACCACGTAAATGTCGACCAGGGCGTCATCCTTCTGGAGGCGCTTGGCGTGAGCACCAGCCTCCTCACGGGTCGGGAAGCAACCACGAATCTTCATACCCAGCTGCTCGTTACGCTGAGGCTGGTCGGGGCCAACGAAGGAGACGCATGCAAAAAGCTGTCCTGGAACCGTAAGGTAATCCTGAGTAAGCTCTCCAGCGGAAGCCATTTAAAAGGATCACGCATTTTTCTTTTAAGTTATCAAACGCGCGAAGAGTTGAAATGGATCTCCGCAAAACTCACAACAATTACAAACGCCAACTCATTAACCAGTGGGTCAAGAACGACATGTACGTCCTAGATTGTGGATGTGGCCGGGGAGGAGACTGGTGGAAGTGGCAGGCGGCCCGTGTTCGTCTGGCCGCCATAGATCCCGACCATGATTCACTCGATGAGGCGGAACGCCGAGCCCGTGAAATGGGTCTGAATGTATGGTTTCTCGGTCAGGGTGACATCCGTCAAGCCGCCTTTGCCGGACCTTTCGACGTCGTGTGCTATAACTTTTCGCTTCACTACATTTTTGAAAATGAATTGGTCCTCGAACACTCACTCAAGGCTCTCAAGGTGGCACTCAAGCCTGGGGGGCTCCTGATCGGCATCACCCCTGAAAAGGCTCGGGCAGAGTCCATGGTCAACTCAAATGGCCTGTTCCGTGATAATTTAGGAAACGAATTCAGGGTTCTAGGGGACCGACTCTCGGTCAAGTTGTCCGACGGCCCCTTCTATGCTGATGGTGCCAAGGAGGAGCCCCTGTTGGACGGTCCAATTCTGATCCAAAAATTGAAGGCCCTAGGGTTTGAGAGGCGTGTATGGGAGCCCATGGTGCCCAGGCCAACCGGACTGATCTCGGATTTGTATACGAAATTTGTCTTTGTAAATGGTAGAGGGGCCGAAGAGGATGAACAACCTAGCCCCGATTCTGTTAGTACCTCTTGTTTTGGGTGTGGTACTCACTAATTCAGAACCAAAAATGCTCACGGAACTCAAGGACCGGTACTTTAGGACCCTGGACATTCTTCGGGCGACCGGTGACCCCATTTGGCATCCCGTCCTGAAACCAGCAATCATCACGGGACTCCATGGGAAAAAGGATGGGGTCATAGGTTCTAACGTGAACAAAGGGTACGAAATTTACATCTGTCTGGATGGAGACGATGTAAATTCGGCATTTTATGTACTTATTCATGAATTAGCTCACATGACTGTGCCGGAGTATGATCACTCCATCAAATTTTGGGAGAATTTCGAGAAACTCAAAAAGATTTGTATAGATTCAGGCTTATATGTGAAATCGGGAACGCGTCAGTATTGTGGGGACTCCATCCGAGATTGAAACCGAGGTCCGCAGGACCTCTCTTTACAAACTCGTAGGCCGGCCGGGAGGCCGCCTTTCAAGAACGCTCCGAAAGAAACTGCCGGGCAAAGTAGAAGATGACCGCCGCAATCAGGGCCGTCACCGCCATACCCGTCATGGACATCTCGCCGTTCTCCCCCAGGAACTTGGGCACCATCGTGCTCAGCTTGCCCTGAACAGGCTTGGAGTAGGCGATGACGGCTGCGACGCCCGCCAGAGCTGCGTACCACTGCTCATCCGTCAGACCGAATGGGTTCTTCGACGAACCGGAAGAGCCCTTGGAGCCACCGGCCCGCTGCTTCTGGGGTGGTGCCTGTTCGTAAGGCGACCCCTGGACCTCATCCTGCATCATCTGTCCTGGACCTGGCATAACTTCCTCAATCGACGACGAAAACTCCGCCATTTGAGATTCGTCTAGGTTTTTTTCGGGCTGTTGAGGCTCACGAATCAGCCCCGTCGGGACCGTCCGTTTGTTGTCCGTCTTGGGCTGTTCGACCGCCGCCTCGGCAACTGGGGGCATTGGTGTCGTGAGGTCAGAAACGTTCGGGTCGTATGACAGCATTTCTTTCTAGTTCTGATTCTGAAAAGAAACCTCTCTTAACTACGCGCCTTTTTGACAATCACAGTCCCTCCACGGCGCTGTGCTGCCGGTGCCACCGGTTGAGCCACCGCCCTGGGATTGTAGTGCCTTTGATGGTACTGCCAAAACGCCTGTGATCCTACATGGAACCCTCGGCGTATAGGCGCCTTGTACCAAAACACGCAATCCGTAATCTTGTTGCTTTTGGATGTATTGTCCAGGACCAAGCACTCGTAGTTTTCCGTACAGGCGTCCATGACCTGTGAAAACTGGTCGAACGTCGGGAAGACCCCAAAGAAAGCCTTGTACAGGTTCTCGCGGTTCTGCCTGACGTTGTCACGCAGGGCGAAGACGTAATCGACGTTCGTACGAATCATGGGGTTCATGTCCATACAGTACTGGGTCGTCATCATAAAGAAAATCTTCCAGTGCCGCCCGTTCATAAACAGTTGGCGGATACACGTGTCTCTCATGAATGACCTGTCATACATACAGTCGTCCATGAGGATAAAGACTGGCTGGCACCTCCCGACCGCCAGGAGCTTCTTTTGACGCTCTATAATCTTCTCGAGAGCTTCCTTGTTGTAGTCGCCGTAGACGAAAAGGTCAGGAATAAACTGCTTGTAGTACCCGTTGCCCTCCTCTGTACCTGACATGGCAATTCCGGCTGGAATGTGCTTCTTGTGCCATAGGATATCCGTCACGAGCGTCGACTTGCCCGTCCCACGCTTCCCTATAAAGACGCAAACCTTGTCATCCGCCATCTTCGACGGATCAAACTTCCTGAGCTGAAGCGTCATCTCTGGTAAAGAAAACGAAGTTTTCCCTCGGACCGCAACGCGGTCCTCGTCCGTAGGACTTATTTATCGCGGAGCGGCGCGGCCCTTGACTCTAGAAAACAATGTTTCCCTTTACTAGAGGCAACGATGAGTGCCGGTTATATCCAGTTGGCCGCCATCGGTCAACAGGATGCATATCTCACAGGAAGTCCCCAAATCACCTACTTTTCGGGCGTCTACCGCCGTCACACCCCCTTTGTCCTCGAGGCGTATGACATTCCTTTTTTGGATCAAAAAGTAAATTATGGTCAAAATAACATCTGTCGCATTCCACCCAAAGGTGATCTCGTCCGAGGACTCACACTTAAGTTAACGCTTCCGGCTCTCAATAACCCTGGAAGCGACTGGACATGGCCAACCCCTCCAGCCCCCGACACCAATCAGCCATACATCAGAATCATAGGGCCATCCACCGGTGGTTCCAACGTCACCTTGACCACCACCCTCCTCGTTCCTTCCTATTCAACAGTCAATTTCAACCTCTGGTTCACGCCCATCTTCGCCCCTTACATTCAGTACAACGTATCGACCAACCGATTTTCGTTCAGTAATTGTGCATCCGTCGAGGTGATCAACTCTTCAAATTACCTCGCCCCGGGCATCTTTTTCGGCCTCGATCCAAAGGCTTACTCTTCCATCAACCCCGTGAGCGGCAACCTCGTTTATACCGTGAATAGCACCTCGAACCTCACGGCAAATTCATTTTCAAATTCATCTGCTAATTTCATCTCGTCCGTCACCCGCACGGCCGACTTTACCCTCGAACAGTGTGGCTGGGTCCGCTCCATCGGTGCTTTGCCCCCAGACCCTCGTAAAGGTTTCTTTGCGTACCTCAACCAGCCCTTGAACGTCTCGGGCCGCCAGTTTCTCAACTTTTCACAAACCTCGGGCTCTGGTGCTGTATGGACCGTCCCTGACCGCACATCCAAGTACACCTTGACCACGGGAGGCCGCATAAAGTTTTCGAGTCTCGGCCTTTACTGTGTCAAGGCTGGCTTTGACCTCGGGGCGGGCTCTGTGGAAACATTCAGCTTTGGCTCCAGTCAAAATGAGGCGTCCGAAGGCTCTGGCCCCGTGAGTCCCAATTTTGAATACATATTCCCGTTCCGCGTCTCTCCCGACCCTTCCATGCCCGCCGTCATCCCTCTGAACGTCAAGAACACTGCAAACACCTACTACTTCTACGTCACGAGCACTGGGTCCCAACTCCAGTCCAACTCGTACGTCACCATCAGCCCCGTCGATGAAATTTACCAACTCAGTGCACCGCTCACGATGGCCTCCAACCCTTACAAGCTTCCCTTGTACGGCAACGTCGTGGCGACCGGCGGTTACGCGCTGACCCTCACGCCCGGCTCAAATATCAATTTCGTCAACCCCGGTGAGTATCTCTTGACCGGTTCCGTGTACCTCGGGTCGGCGTACGTCTCAAACGTCCAGGTATGGGAAAGCTCAAACTTGGTTTACAATTACGATATGAAAATGCAGGGCCGCGACCCTACGTTCGCCTTTTCAGTTCCTCTGTCCGTCACCAGCAACGTCGCCAACTACTACATGAACGTCACTACGACCAGTGGTCTCACTAGCGTGAGCCCCAACACCTACTTTATCGTGAACCGCATCAGCGTTCCGACCGCTTCAAACCCCGACTCGAACGTCTTGCCCGATAACGGTCTCACCTTTCGCTCAACCAGCTCGACCCTCAAGGCCCCTTTCAATTTTGTTTCAGATTTCACGTCGTCTGGAAGCTCCAACATCATTTCCGTCACGTCCGGCGGGTTCAAGTTCAGCAACACGGGCTCTTACATCCTGACTGGCGCCATATGTACCGCCGATCCCGTCCGGAGCATCTCGTTCGGTCCTCAGACCTACAGGGACAACCTGGGTATCCTGCCCCCTTATACCTTTCAGGTTCCCATTTACATATCAGACACTTCACAGACGTATCCCGTCTCCGTGACCGTCGCTGGAACCACCGCATCTCCAAACATATTCTCAAACACATTTATTTCAGTCTATCCATTAACCTCGAATCTTGCCGACCCTGCGACCCAGGTGTTTTCCTACTACGATTCCGTGGGCACGTGGGCCATCAAGAACGCCGACCTCAAGATTGGCGGTCAGACCGTCCAGAGCCTCACGGGCGAGTTCATAGAGCTGTGGAACGACCTCCACGTCCCGTACGAGAATCAACCCGGCCTCCAGATTCTCACGGGTAAAAACGATACAGGTACGACCATCAACCCCCCGGGCCGCACGTATTTCGTGAACTTGCCCTTTTATTTCTACGGCAACCCGGCCCTGTACCTGCCTTTAGTTTCGCTGAGCCGCCACGCCGTCGAGGTCCACGTCACGTTCAGGAACTTTACCGAATTGACTGCTGTTTCTGTGAACAATCCGACCCTGGACGCAACCATCATAGTCGACTATGTGTACTTGTCTGACCCGGAGATTCGGTGGTTCCAGAGCTCCCGGCTCGATTATGTGATTACCCAGTGCCAGTACCAATCCATAGGGCTCTTGGCGGGTTTCACGTCCGCCGTGTTCAATTTGGATCTCAAAAACCCCGTGCGTGAACTCTTTTTTGTAGTTCAGCCCGTGGGTAATTTGCCGTACGATTACTCTGATAACGCGGTCCAGAGTTTCGCCCTGAGCCTCAACGGCCAAGACCTTTTCACGACCGACACGACCGACGCCCTGTACACCGGTTCCATCGAACCGTTCAACCACTACCCCAACTTTCCCCAGCGTCGTTTCTTCATGTACGCTTTTACGGGCAATCCATCGTCCCCGAAACCTCGCGGCCAAATCAACTTTAGCCGTATCAAACAGGTTCTTCTGACACTCAAGTGCGGCGGCCAAGCCTACCTGCCCGCCAAGGAACTTCGAATTTTGGGTGTAAATTACAACGTGCTTCAGATTGCTGATGGGCTCGGGGGGCTACGATTCAATACTTGAGGGGGCAGGACCACACAAGCCCTGCGACTCAATCCATAAATCTTTATTAATTTCCATGTAATGAATTTTAATACAGATTTATTGACCTTCATGAGGGCGCCTTCGGCGCGTAAATAAGATTCTAACGAAAAGCGCCTTCGGCGCGTAAATAAGATTCTAACGAAAAGCGCCTTCGGCGCGTAAATAAGATTCTAACGAAAAGCGCCTTCGGCGCTTGCTTTTTTCCTTAGAACTTACTAGGAATGGCCTCCCGTGCCAGTTTAGCCTTTTTGGGCCAAGAGGACATTGCCCTTAGTGCGGACCCTCAGGTTACGTATTTCAAAGAGAAATATGAAGGCTCCAGCCTCTTTTCGTCCAGGGTCGATAAGGTTCAATTTGATAACGACGTCCTTGTACCGGGTTCTGAAAATTACATCGAGCTTCCACGGTCCGGTGATCTCATCACCGAAATGTACCTCAAAATCTTCTTCCCCCCTTCCCTTCTGAACACGTCCGTAGAGGATTCCGTCGCCACCCTTTTCATACAACACGTCGAGCTCTACATAGGCTCCACCCTTATAGAACGCATTTATGGTGAATTCATAGCTCTCAAGTACGACATAGAAGTCCCTCAGGGTAAACAGCCGGCCCTGACCAACCTCATAGGTAAGGGAACCACCGTCCCCGCTTCGAGTTACACCGTCCCTCTGCCTTTTTCTATCCTCGAAAAGGGTGTGCCCCTCTGTGCCATGAAAGAGCCCGTCACCTTCCGCATCGTCACCAACACGACCAACACCTTCACGGTCCCTCCTATAGACATCTACGACCCTGTCACCGCCTTTTTACATGTGGAATACACGTACCTGGGTCAAAAGGAACTCGAGTACATCCGCAAGACGCCTCAGATTCACATCGTGGAACAAGTCCAGTTGGCGGAGTTCGCTGCGCCCTTGGGTGCTCTGAACGTCCGGTGTAACCTTGGATTTTCCAATATTGTTAAGGAATTGTACTTTGTGGTCCAGAACGACACGGCCCAGGGCTACGACTTCACGGCGTCGACAGGTACCGAACAGATTGTGAACCTCGAACTTTTCTTTAATTCGACTGAACGCATCTCGACCGATATCGGTACTCCCCTGTTTTTAAGAGTCATCCAGGGTCTGGAGTTTCATACCCGTGTTCCCGGTTACTATTTCTACATGTACTCGTTCAGTCTGGACCCAGAGTCCAGGCGACCTTCAGGCGGTGTCAACCTTTCCCGAATTCAGAACCAAATTTTGAAACTGAATTTGAACCTAAGCGCATCATCTAGAGCCATCAGGGTCTATGCTATCAACTACAACTTTTTAGAGGTCAAGGACGGGTCTGCGACCATTCTGTTTTCTAATTTTGGTTGAAAATTCCAGAACGATGAGAACAGGCGAAGGAGACTTTGATACTTCGGCTATTCTCGAATCGGCTCTGGACATCTTCAGGCCCGTCATGGAATCGGCCACGGTCATGGCAGCTCACTACGCCCGGGCTTGTGGACGCGACATAATCTTGGCCGAGGACATGAATATGGGTATGATGTTCGCGGCTCGTTACGTCACAGGCCGTCAGATTGGTTCTTTGTTCCCAGAGATTTACGAGGAGGGGGACGAGTCACGGAGTGACTCAGACGGAAGCGACTCCGATTTTGATGGGGACGGCGACGACGAGTGCTCCGACTCCTCCGGCTGGGAAACGGTTTCTGAAACAGAATTGGTGTGGTCACGCTACCAGGGGACGGACGACGAACAGGCTCTCAAGATGAACGAGTGTGCAGACACGTGGGAATCTTGGGAACCTCAGAACCCTTCTGAGCGTGCGTTGAAAAACGCGATAGACAAACAGCGTGAAAATTAGATGACCTGGTGGGTCCAGGAAGAGTCAGAGGAGGGGTACGACCTCTCCAGGACCAGGCCCAAGTACTCGGTTCTCTTGGAAGAGGAGGACTATGAAACGGAAGAAGATCTTCCAGGGTTTGACAAGGGGCCTGAGGCCAACTACGGGGGGGACCAGGACTCTTTGGATACCTGGGACCCTTGGGAACCTTCGTATTTTTTTCTTTTAAAATAGTACAAATGGCTGACATGATTTCCGCTATCGCTCTCCAGCTCGAGTCCCAGTCCCTGAACGCCGTCGTGGGCGGCTTCGCCTTTGCCAGCGCCCTGGCCTGGTACGAGCTCGTCAAGGTTATCGTGGCGTCCGTGGTTCGCGTCAGCAAGGAGGGTCTGCGCGGCACCGCCCTGACTGCTCTGTTCACCACCCTGCTGGCCATCGTCGTGTACATGGCCATCAAGGCTCTGGCGTTCAACGTAAAGATTAACGAGCCTGCTCAGCCCGTCTATGCCGTCACCCGTGCTTAGACAAACTTGACTGGAGCTTGAGGAACTTGTGGGGCCGCGTCGCCACCTGCGGGACTGGAACGAGGACCGAACGTCCGCCATATGAAAATACCTATGAGCGTGGCTAAAACCAACAAAAACCAAGGAATTTTAAACTTCTTTGACTCTTCCTTCGGCGGCGGAGGAAGCGCCAAAGTCATGGCGTCTATGATACGCTTGAGTTCCACATCCTGGAGGGGTGGAGGCGGGGGGAGAACTCGTTCAGGGTCTGGACGGACGTGAATTCTGAGAACGAAAGCGTTGGTCTCCCAGCCCCTGAAGTTCAAGGGGGCCCCAGAGGCATCGACCCAACGCACGGTCAGGCGCTGTAGGGAAGCTATGGGTTCTGGGTAGCTTACAGAAACTTTGTAGTCTTTGTTTTCATGAAAATTCTTGATACAGGCCGAGCCCACGTCCATTATGACGGGTGCGAAGTTGCGGTTGGCGTTGCTTCCGCTCACCGTTCCTGAAGAACTCACAAGGGCCCCCGTATCCACGTGACTTGGCGTCCTGAGCTCATCAATGTCCAGAAAGATGTATTCGTTGAGGGACATGTCAACTAGGGTCGAGGACCTGAGGATGTATTTGCCGGTGTATGACGGGTCCGTGGCGGGGGCCAAAGCTCCCGTGAGCAAAGAGCCCCGGGAAAGGCCGAGCATAGTGGCGAGCTCCTTGGAATGGATGTAAATTGTGAAAGATGTGCTGGAGCTGAAAAGGAAGTGGCCCTCGTCCGGCAGGTACTCGAGGGTCAGGGTCGTGGTGGTAAGAGCCTGAGCCAACCCGTAGACCGAGTAGAACCCTGGATTCAAAGAGACGTTGGACGAGTTGACGGCAAGGACGTTGGACCCCTGTGTCAAATTATAGCACGTGTTAGGCACGCGGGCGCTGACCAGGTCGACACGTTCGATGTCCTTTATCGGCGTGGTCAGATGGAGGACGTAGCTGTTGCCTGATGGGTACAGCTGGACGTCACGGTTCTTGGAGTCTGCGAAAAGGAGATGCGTAGACATCTCTTACTATGACTTACTGAGAGTTTAGCTTGGCTTCGAGGAGCTACGCTCCGAGTCGGGGACCTAAGGTCGCGCCTCCAGAGCGGCGAGTCTCTCAGACAGCGTCTCTATGGTCTGGGCTTGCGTCTTCACGAGGGCCGAGAGCTCCTTGATTGCGGCAAAGGCAAGAGGTATGAGCTCGGTATAACGGACGCCCAACATACCATCTGACCCTTCGTAGACGGCCTCGGGTTGAACCTTGAGAACGTCTTGAGCGATCACACCTACGCGTTTAGTGGCCGTGACGTCATCAATCAGAGTGTAAATAACTGGGTTGATTTGGTCCACCTTGTCGACTGCATTGGATATGGGTTCGATGATCGTTTTGAGTCGGGCATCTGAAAGGGCGACCCAAGAAGTCGCACCGGGTGTTAGCTTTACACCGACGGTGGCTTCCGTGCCGTTGGCCGATGATACGGCGACGTCAATTTCATTATACAAGAGAGTTATTCTCGATGTGGTTAAACCGGCATTAGGAAACCTGTTAGTTCCATCATTATAGTAGTTGAACGATAAGGTCACTGAATCTCCGTACTTGGCGAAGTTCGTCCATAGGTACGCATTAGAGTTGCCACCGTTCATGATTATACGTGAATAACTAGGCATATATATGTTACCGCTTTGTACAGTGAGTAGTTCGGCCGGATTCGTCGTCCCGATGCCCACATTACCAGCCGCGTTGACAAATAAAGCCGTGGACCCGGTGGTCGTCTGAGCGCTGAACACGTTCCCTGTGCCAAACTGCCTCACGGTCAGCGCGTTCGCAGAGGCTGCATTGCCCGTAACCAGGACCTGGCTGGAGTTTATGAGCGTCGGGACCGTGCTGACGCCCTGATTGAACGGTCCGCTCATCTACTAGGGGCCAACAAATGTTTGGGGTGGGGATGCCGAGTACTGGGACTCCATAAAGTCCACGAAGTCCGCCAAAGGCAAGTTCCGTGGAGTCTATGGGTCTTGCTGACCCTAGGTGAATTTTCAAGTAAAATTAAGCAGACGGCGCCGTGGGCCAAACAATCTCGAACGGGTCGGCCTGTGTGGTGACCTCACGCAACTGAGCACGGTACTGGACCCACTCGGGCTTGTTGGGCACCTCGTAGTCGGTCACGCTGCAGGTCCAGTCACTTTCGTACAGCTTCTGGCGCTGCTGGGTGCGAACCTGGGTCCACTGGGCGTCGAGCTTCGCTTGGACTTTGGCGGGGTCTGCGGTGAGGGTCACGTTGCCTTCGGCGTCCAGGGTGGCTTTGACGGTGTCCCACGTCAGGCCTTCTGGGACGGGAAGATGGGCGGACGCTTGGGGGTTTCCGTTTTCACCGCCGAATTTGGCATAGTTTGGCGCATCCGCCTGATAGTACGTATTTACCACGAGATTCGCAAGGTGAACGATGACGTACGTGTTCATTTACTATAGTTCAGCATTAAATGCCGCGTACTGACCCGCGGTTACGTTTGTCAACATCATAGCACCGGCCTGTCCCTGCGTTCCTCCAGTACAGCCGCCGTCAATCTCAATATCTTTATTTGAACTTTTGGTTGTGTTGAGAACTGGAGAGGTGAATATTCCTAGATTGGCAACACCGTTCCAGTCAAACTGAAGAGCCGCCGTGTTGGAGAAGGTGGGTTGAGCCCTCATGGGGACGGGTAAAGAATAGTAAACAGATGCATTACCTGCACTTCGTACATAGGCTATACCCCAATTTATAGCAGATTGAATGCCTCCAGAATTAGTCGCGGCCGTAATCTGGTAATAGTACCTCTGACACAGCGCCAGTTCGGTTGCGTACGGCCGCACCTCGAACGGAGTCGCCAGAGTACCTTTCTCGAGCTGGACGCCGGTGAACTCGACGTAGTTGTTGAGGGTCGCGGGCCAATCGACGTAACCCGTCGCCGTTTCAGGGCTCGACCCCACGGCAGACCACTGGTTTGGTGTCGAAGTTGTGTTAGTCTTGACGACGCCACCGATCTGAACTTGAAATCCGTCAGTTGTACTCGCGTTATTCCAAGACGCACCGGTACCACCGGGAGGAGGGATGGTGAACTGATAGTACCTCCATTGACCCGATGCACCGACGTTGAAAGTGCCGACCCATGACTGTCCAGAACCCGCGCCCGCTCTAATCGCGTAACAATACTGACCAGTTGCAGCGGCCCTGAACCAGAACGAAAGAGTACACGGGGACCCTTGACCTGAACCCATCCATGCCATGTCCGACCAGTTGGCCAATTCAACAAATTGCATAATCGCTACATATGAATAGTTCGTAAGGGCCGTAGACGCCGTCCATCTTGTCGAGTACTTGAACCCATACTGGAAAGGAAGATCTGACGAGACGAGCTGGAGCTGGAGCTGCTGA